ATTAAATTAGAATTAATAGTTAAAGTTCCATTTAGTGTTAAATTATTATTATAATTATTATTCACTATAAATTTATTAGCAGCACTTAAATTTTCAGTAATCATATCAGTAGTTAAATCAGTAATTCGTTTTGAAATAATATTACTTGAAGATAATACATAGTTGCTACTATTATCATCATTCTCTTTGATTTTGTTTATTAAATTATTACTTGAAGATAATATGTAATTACTTGAGTTATCATCATTCTCTTTAATTTTATTTATTAAATTATTACTTGAAGATAATATATAGTTACTTGAAAAGTTATTCTCATTTAATATTTGATTTACTAAGATATTACTTATTGATGTTACATAATTGCTTGTATTAGATATGTTTGTTAATATATTAATACCGCTTATAAAATAATTAGTAGCATTTATTTCACCATTAACTCCTAATTTATATCCATTATTACTTAATGTATTTATTCCAACATTACCATCACTATCAATTATCATTTTAGTAGTACTGTCTGTAACAAATCTTAAACTATTACCGCTCAATGGTCTAAATATTTGTATACTTTTATCATTGCCAAATTCTATCAAAGGATTAGTACCTCCTATACGTATTGCGTCTTGAACATGTAATTGCCTTTGAGGATTATGTGTACCAATTCCAACATTAGAAGTATTATAAAAAATCATGTTATTAGATGTTGTCCATTGACTTGATTTATTATTTTTTATCATATCCGCTAAGATATTACTTGTAGAGAATACATAGTTACTTGAATTGTCATTGTTCTCATTAATTTTGTTTATTAGGTTATTACTTGTTGATAATACATAATTACTCGCATTAGAATTATTAAGTGTAGTACTAATGTCCAAAGACAATATGCTATTGTTTACAATATTACTTGTAAGTTGATCAAGAACATATAAGCGTTCATTTAAATTGCTATTTATAGAGAATATATAGTTACTTGAGTTAGCATCATTTAGATTTGCTTTTGCTGCTAAAATATTACTTGTAGCTAATACATAATTGCTTGCGATAACATCATTAAGATTAACTTTTAATACTAATAATTTTAATTTACAATCTAAAAAAGATAAATTATTATATAAAATATTGCTTGTTGTTAATATATAATTACTGTTATTATTATCATTAAGATTAATCTTGTTTAATAATTCATTGCTTGTAGATAATACATAATTACTCGTATCTAATATGACATCTCTATTATCTTTTTTATAAATACCATTAATATTAACATCTCCATTATTAGCAATATTAAATACATTTGTAGTTAAGTTTGATGCTATAAAAATATCTTTATTATTAGTTTTTTGCTGAATCATTAAAGCTGTATAATTATTATTTGTATTTACTACTTCTAACCTTTCAGTTGTATATACAGTAGTTTCAAGTGTTGTGCTTTCACCATAAACTATTAAATTAGAATTAATAATTAAATCTCCATTAACTAAAAGATCATTATTATATGCGTGATTAATTATAAATTTTTTTGCCCCATTTAAATTTTCATTAATCATATCAGTAGTCAACTCAGTAATTCTTTTAGAAATAATATTACTTGTTGATAATACATAATTGCTATGATTATTATCTAAATTTGTTATTCTATTTGAAATTATATTACTTGTCTCTATAGCATAATTAGAAGTATTAATAATTATATTATTAACATTATCTAAAAGCTGTGTATTATTTATATTTGTTGTTGTTACAGGATAATAAGTTTTATTAGATGTATTAAATACTATATTACCATTAATATCAATACCAATAGTCAAATTATTACTATTATTATTTAATTTAATATTATTTAAATTAATATCTCTATAATTTCCTAATAAATCTTTAATATTTAAACTAACATTTGAATCTCTTGAAATTACTAAATCATCTAAATATATACTATTTCCAGATAAATATAAATTTTTCCACTTATTTGATGTAGACCCTAAATTATAAACATTACAACTACTTGGTATTATATCACCTCCAACTTTAATATTTCCTAAAATATTTAATTTATAATCTCTTATATCTCCTTCAGTATATATATGTGATGATGTTCCTACACCAATATTACCACTTATGCCATCTATAATTAATCTATTTGAACTTACTAAATTATTATCAAAATCAAAAGATAATTTATTATTAGAATTGCTTATTATCCATTTTGAATCAACACCATTTTCTAAATTTATAGAAACTGATTTATTAGAAACTAAATTATTCAAACTATTTTTTATTTTTAGTATAGAATTATTGCCATATAATGTTAATAATTGTTCAGGGTCAGTTGTTCCAATACCTACATTACCAGTACTTGCTATACGAAGCCTTTCCTCTGTAGAATTAGTCATAAATTTATGATAACCATTTGTATTTGTTGCAACATAAGATATATACCCACCTTGAGAAGCACCATTTCGTGTATTACCAGATAATTCTATCTTTGTATTTGTATTGTTATCAACATCTGCTGTACCAATAATAGTATAATCACTAATATTATTAGCTATACGAAGTCTTCCAGCACTTCCAATCTGTAATATATTAATTGGATTTATAGTTCCAATACCTACGTTTCCTATTTGCGAAATAACCATTTTAATAGATGAATTATTTGTAGTTGATGCTGTACTAAATTGTAAATCACTTGCATCTCCTTGATATGTCGTTGAAGTTATTTTACTACGTGTTGCTGAATTAAATGCAGGTATTCCAAATTCAATACCTGATACTTGATTAATATTATTTATATTTGTTTCAATTCTTATTAATTCATTATTACCATGTATTATATGTAGTTTCTTAAGAGGTTCTGTGGTACCAATACCTACATTTCCTAATGTATAATTTAAATTTAGGGTTTGTTTATTAATAATCCATGTATAGGGTAAATAATCACCTAAGCGATTAATAATTATATTGCTTGTTGATAATATATAATTTGAAGTATCACTAATAACATCTCTATTATTTTTTTTATAATTACCTGTAATATTTACATCACCAATAATATCAAGAGCATATTCAGGAGCACTACTTCCAATTCCAATACGTGATATTCCTCCTCCAATAAAATATAAATTAGATGCTGTATTAGTATTATTACCAATTTGTGTTATTGGTATTGTTGAGCTTGATGAAGATACAAGTATATTATTTAAAACATTTATTGTGGAAGCAGATATTACTTCTGTCGCATTGATTGTTGTTGTTGTTATACCTCCATTCGCTGATATTAAACCAGAAATATTAGCTTTACCAATAATATCAAGAGAAACATTAGGGGATGAACTACCTATTCCAATACGCGCATTATTTCCTCCGACAAAATATATATTACTTTGCGCATTAGTATTTGTTCCAAATTGTGCTATAGGTATAGTTGATATTGCGGATTCTACTATAATTTTACCTGTAGTATTTATTGAAGATGCTATTAATCCATTATTAGCGGTTATTAATTGTGAAGCATTAATTGTTGTAGTAATTAAACCACTATTTGTTTTAATTGTTCCACTTGTTTCTATAGTAGTTCCTGTTATTGCCGATGTAGCATTTATTGTTGTAGTAGATAATCCAGCATTAGCATTTATTATTCCTGATGAGGTAATTGACGAAGCATTTAATCCAGAATTAGCAGTTATTAATCCAGATGCTACAATAGTAGCTGATGTTATTCCACCATTAGCATTTATTAATCCAATTGTATTTATTGATGTAGCAGTTATTCCATTATCTGCGGTTATCAATCCTGACGCATTTATTGTAGATGATATAATACCTCCATTTGCTATAATTTGTTTTCCTAAAGGAACAGTAATACCCCCATTTGCGGTTATTAATCCTTCCGCAATTATTGTACTTGAATATATGCCTGTATTCGCAGATATACTGGTATTTGCTATAATGCTATTTGCGGTCATCGCGCCAGAAATATTCGCATCACCGACAATATCAAGAGAAACTGCCGGTTCTGAACTTCCTACTCCAATACTTGCTCTACCACCGCCAGCAAAATATATATTTTTAACAGCATTTGTATTAGTACCAAATTGAACAAATGGTACAGTACCTGTTATTGCTTTCGCTGTTATAGTTCCAGATGTTTCTATTGTAGTTGTTAAAATTCCACCATTTGCTATTAATGATTTTCCTGAAGATACTGTAAGCCCTCTATTTGCTATTATCAAATCATCCGCAATAATATTGGAAGTATATATTCCTCCATTAGCTGTTAGCAAATTTCCAGAAGGCACAGTAATACCTTTAGTCGCATTTATTAAATCTGATGTAGTTAATGTTGTTGTATATATACCTCCATTAGCAAATATAGAATATCCAGATGGAACAATGATACCGCCATTTGCGGTTAGTAAATCTGAAACATTTAATATGCTGGAATTTAAATTTGTTGTATTTATAGTATTTGCTACTATATTTGCAGCATTCAAAGTAGTTCCTATTGGTATAGTTATACCTCCATTTGCTGATATTAAACCAGAAATATTAGCGGTTCCAACTATATCAAGAGATGCTATAGGAGATGAACTACCTATTCCAATACGCGCATTTGAACCTCCTACAATATATATATTACTTTGCGCATTATTATTTGTTCCAAATTGTGCGATTGGTGTTATTTTATTTACATTATTAATAATTATATTAGAACTTAGTGTAGTAGTACCAAGTATATTAACAGTGCCTATAATATCAAGTGTTGATTTAGGAGAAGTGCTTCCAATACCTACATATCCATTTTGTAATATACAAAAATTAACAGTATTTAGAGAATTATTAAATATATTAAATATACCATTATTATTAATAAGGCACCAATTATTACTATCATAATTATTTTCACTGTATATTTCAATATTACTATTAATACACTTAATCATTTGTTATAATATTTAATATATATATATATATATATTAATAGTATATATAGTAGTTCAATACAATTATTGTAAATAAATAGAAGATATTATATAAAAATTGATAATATTTTATTAACTATATAATAATACAAAATGTGTGAAGCAGCAGCAAACAACGAAATAATCAATATTTATATAGACGGTTCTTGTATTAATAATGGTTATCCGAATGCTATTGCTGGTTATGGAGTTTATTTTGATCATGATGATAAACGTAATGAGTATGCTCGTGTAGTAGGAAAGCAAACTAATAATACTGGTGAATTAACAGCATTCATACGTGCTATTGAAATAATGTACAATGAATTAAATAAAACCCCACCACCATCTAATAAAATTAATATATATACAGACTCTGAATATGTAATAAAATGCGCAGGTCCTTATGGTGTTAAGTTATCCAAAAATGATTGGAAAACAACTGCTGGTAAAGTTCCACCTAATTTAAAATTAATTCAAAGAATTCAAGAAATATATATACCATTTAAAAAATATATTAATATACATCACATAAAAGCACATACAGGTTTAAATGACAAGCATTCTATAGGAAATGCTGAAGCAGATAGATTAGCAAACTTAGCAGTAGGCGTTATTGTATCTATTACTGACAACTTAGATCACACCTTAATATCAAATATTAAAGATACAACAAAATATGATAAGCATTATATTAATATTAAATATGAATTTAAGGATGAAATTAAGAAGTTGGGTGCAAAATGGGATTTAAGCTGTAGCAAATGGTATTATGAGGATAATATATCAGATGTCAATAAAAGCGCAATCCTGGAAATTGAAAAAACATCTGAAAATGATATTGAAATACATACAAAAGTATATGTTAAAATCCCATTTACAAAAAAAGGAGAATGTAAGAATCTTGGGTGTCGTTGGGATTCAGAAAAGAAATTATGGTATTATATGTCAAATCATGATAAAAATAAGATAGAACGTATTAAAAAATTAGAAGTAGAAATTTAATTGATTGTGTAAATATTTAGCATGTAAAGTAAAACAGGAAAATTGCTTTTAATAAAAGTAACCTTTAAGATAAGGACATAATATTATTTTTAATTATTTTATTTTTTTAAATATCAATATATATATATCAATATATATATATCAATATATATATATATATATATATATATTAGAGTATTCTATATAATGCCATTAAAATTAGATGATGAACAATGTTTATTATGGATAAAAGATCCCAGTATTAGTCCTCTTGTAAATAAAAAGACAAACAAACGAAGATTTATATTTGATAATAATTTAGATAATCCTAAAGAAATTTTTAATACAGTTAAAGATACATGTTTTTATAATTCTGCTTTAAGATCAAAAATAATAGAACAAATTAATGAATATAAAAAAAATAATACACAGCGATTATATATTTTAAATGATAAAAATGAAAACATAGAATATATAACGCCTCCTTTTACGCAAAAAGAATGTGAGAGATGGCTTATTAATCATTTAGAAAATCCACGACCATACAAAACTACAGCAGCTACAGCAGCTACAGCAGCTACAGCAGCTACAAAAGTATATGATAAAATAACTGTAGGTGACAATACATATTTAGAATTAATATATGCTTCTATACAATATAATTTACCAATACCATCTAATTCAAATGATTACATAAATTCTCTTATAGAAGATGTTAAGAAAAGGTTTGAGATAATGAAAAAGAATGATAATTTTTTTCTAAATCATGATGTAGGATCATTTGATAAAAGATTAAAAATAAATGATATTGTATTATCTAAAAAACCAAAAGCAAATGATTCATTTGATGTATCATCATCATCGTCATATAAAAGTTTTAAGTCTACCGAAAAAAGACAATTAAGGGATATGATTTTAATGAATGAAAAAAGAAAAAAATTAGTCAAGGAATATCAATATAAAAAAGAGCTTATGTCAAAGAAAGTTGTTGATAAAAAAGTTGTTGATAATTTAAATAAGTTTTATATTTTTAAAAAATTTATTGAAGATCTTAAAGATAATGTTATGAATGGACAATTAATAAATAATATTTTAAAAGATGCTACAGAAGGTGCAAAAGCTCGTATAACAGTTCCTATTGATGTCTATTTGCGAAGGAAAAAATATGATGAATCTTCTATACAAAATATTTTAAAAGAAAATAATTATGATACTATAGAAGGTGTAATTAGTAATTTTATTAATAATATCTACGAGCAACTTATAGATCCAGAGACAGAATTTTTTTCAAATTTAGAGATAGGATGCCTTTCATATTCTAATAAAGAAGCCCATTTTAAGAATGCTGAATTAATTAAGAAGATTTCAAATGAATTATTTAATTTTACTAAAGAATATTCTTTTATAGGAGATGATAAAATAAAAATATTTTTTATAAAATATTTTATAAATCTTGTTGAAGATACAATACCACGAGATTTTGTAAAAAAGAGAAAATTAGATGTAAGAACAAAAACTTACATAAAACCTATTGGCAATTATATAAATTGTTATTATAAATTGATATATTTTACAAATAAAGAACCTAAAAAAATAAGATTACCAGAAGGGATGGGATTATTAATTGGCAAAGAATTAACAAACGCAATAAAAGATTTAGATGAACCATATTTTAATGATTATAAGGAAGACAGAGTTCTTAGTGATGATAATCCTGTAAATGGTTTTACTTATGAAGAATGTAAAAAATGGGTAACTTTGCCAATTATTAACCCCCGAACATTTAAGCAAATCTTAATAGATTCGCCAATTTACAATCGTCTATTATGTATGAGTTATCAATATAATACTAAATTAATACCACGTATGATAACCTCACGTGGATATTATATTCTATTAGCACTTACAAATGTTATAGAGAATATATTAAGAAAAGAAAAAAAAATAGCACAATCAAGGGATCAATTAGAGAATTATATTATTGATAAAGAAGCGCAATACACAAAGAAAAAAGAAGAAAAAAATATAGTTTCTAATAAAATTGGGTTGAAATGGAAAAATGTTGGTACCAAACATCCTAAAGGAGGTATTAAAATTATTAATGAAAAAATAACTCATATGATTATAAAATCAATAAGTACTACAAATAAACTCCCTTTTTATATTTTTTTAACTGAGAAAGATTTAGAAAAAATTGGCAGTAGTACAGCAGTAATTACAAAAAATAGTTATATTGAAATAACAACCTATTATATACCTGATGTACCTATTGTAAATAGAACAAGTTCCAGTAAAATTGGATTAAAATGGAAAAGGATAGGTGTCAAATATCCAAAAGAAGGAGAAGGAATTAAAAAAGAAGGTATTGAAATTATTAATAAAAAATTAACAGAAGCATTATTAAAATTAAATGATACGAATAATAATTCTCCTTCATCTTTTATATTTAGCGAGGAAGATTTAGTGAGATTTGGTATTACTACCGCAATTGCTAAAAATAGTTATATTAAAATTACATATTATTATATGCCTGTTGCTGATAAGAGTTTTAGTGATTTTATTTATAATCCAAAAAGCAATGTTGTTATTACAAATAGAAATTCAAAATATTCTATTAATAAATACTATACTATAGCAGATTGCTTACGATGGGCTAATCAACCAAATAGAGATCCAATAATTCCAGATAAAATATTCAAAACAGATAGCCCAGAATATAATATTATATTTGAACAAGCGCTATTATATGATTATGATATTACACCTATAAATATTACTTCTAAAGGAATAAAATTTATGAATTCAGTAATAAAAATTAAAGAAAAGCTTTTAACAATTGCTGATAAACCAAAATTTCCTACAAGCAGAGGTAAATATATAGAAGATATTAATACTAAAATGTGTATTGCGATTAATAATATATATGATGATGAAACTAATGATATAGGAATAAAATATAAAAAATTTAAAAATAAAATGATTGAAAAATGTGAAAAATATAATAAGGACTCCTTTATGTGTATAAAAGATATTAGAAATTTAATTGAAGATTACTTTTATTCTGAAGATAATCACGCAAAAAAATATGAAATTAATTATTATCAAGATAGTGCGTTAGCTTCTCTATTAATATTTTATGAAGATATAAAAAATAAAATATATAATGAGGAATTTCGAGATATATTTATACATGATTTTAATAAATTTTATGTATATATATATGAAATTGATGATGAATTAAATGAAAATAGAAAAGATGCTATAGATGCGGGTGGTCCTAAGCGTGAGTTTTATACAAAATTATTTGAAGAACTTTTTTGCGATGATGAACATCTAACAAGACCTTTTATGTCCCCTAATGAGATTATTAATAATAAATACTGTATTAATCCTAACTTTTTACCTGATGAAAAATTTAAAAAGGTAATAGAAGCATATAATAAACATCATACTCCTATTTCAAAATTTAATACAGAGAGAGATTATGAATATATATATTTTGTAATAGGGAAACTATTGTGTCTTACAATAGTAAATGAAATGATTGGATTACCAAAGCAATTTTCAACATATATATTAGCTGGATTAATAAATCAACCGTATGAATTAAATAAGTATGATATGTTATATTTTTACTTAAGAGACTTTCATAATGCTACATCGTATATAAATATGATTAGTAAAAGTAGTAAAATAGATGATTTAGATAAATCATATTTATTCTTTAACAATATGTATATTGTTAGCAACGCATCACAAAAATCAAGTGGAGATTCAAGTGGAGAACAAATAAATAAAGATAATTGTATTAAGTTTATTCTTCAATTATCAAAACATGTAGTAGCTAAAAATTGTTTAGTTAAAGAAAAAATTAATTCGGAAAAAAGTATGAAAAAGAGATATGATTCCTTATTTGGTGGTTTTAGTAATGAAATAAGAAAATTCCTATATAGAAAAAAAATTACTATAGAACAACTAAGTCTTTTAATTACAAATGAGCAATTAACTGTAGCAATTTTACGCGAACTTGTAAGTAAATTAGAGATATACATGGAGATAAAGTATACACCTAATTCTTTTATAGGTGTTTATACTGGTAGTAAGATGTCAGATGCTGAACAAAAAGAAAGATGCGATGAGTTAAAAGGATATATATCAAATATTATTATACAAAGGAGACAAGATGAAACAGAAACAGAACACATTAATTTTGTTAAAAAATTACTACGATTCTGGACAGGTTTAACATATTATGATAAAACTCAACCATATAAAATATGTTATAAATATGGTTATAAATCTGGAGTAGGTATAAATATTAATAATTTACCTCTTTCGCATACATGCATGTATACATTAGATATTTTTGGATTTCATGTTGAAGACAATCCTGCTGAAAGAGAAAAATTTATATATGATAAAATTAAATTAGCTGTAGGTGAACAAGAAATGGAATTACATTAGTTTATATTTTTTTATTTTTTAATATTACTCTAATAATATTTTAACATTATTACTAAATTTTTCTCTATATTCATTTGGTATATTTTCAAAAGATATTAGCATCATATTTAATATATATTTTTCTTCATATCCGCATTCTTTAATATATTTATCTCTTTCATTATCTTGCATATTAGATAACATTAATGCTTTCTCTTTAGTTATTCCTGAACCAATTTTTGGAATATTATCACTTTTGTCTCCATAAATTGCCTTAAATAACAGATCAATTTTAGGATTATTATAACCACGCTTCATAAGCTCTTTAAACTGCATATTATATATATGGACACGTTTATCAACTAATTGTAAAAAGTCATTATCATTTGTAATAATAATAATATTAATATTTTCATTTTTTATTAATTCTAATTGCGATTTAATCATCTTTTGTGATAAATAAATAACATCATCGCCTTCTAATCTATCTTGTGATATATATTTAAAATTTAATGAATCAATATATTCATTAAATATGTTAAATATTTTCTTATTAAAATTATTTTTTTGTGTTCTTGTTGCTTTATAAGTATTATAGATGTCATTCCTCCATATTTCGGTTCTCTGACAATCAACGCAAAATACTATATTATCTTTGTTAGTATTCCATTTTTTACAGATTTTTTTAATATCATTGTTAATATGTTTATAAAATGCTGTAATAAATACATCATTCTCAACAATATCATCTACTAAAACATCAATATTTTGGAAAGAAAACCATCTATAAGTAGCAAAATATCTATGAAATACATAATAACTACTATCAATAAGAATAATATTACTCTTATTTAAATAAATTATATTCATTGATTATATTTATTATTATATTAAATATTTAAATAATAATAAATCAATTTTTATTTAATATTTAAACAATTTTTGAAAAATTATTTACTTCTACCATTATTGCTTTCAATTTATCTGAATTCTTCTTATATTCTTTCCATTCTTCTCTCGCATTATCATAATTTTTTTTATTATCATTTGATATATTTTTTAATTGATTAATACGATATGTTATAAATAAGGTATAATCGGTTGGTTTAATTGTTTTACTAATTTTTACTTTGATTTTAGAATTATCATCATTATTAAGATGTAATATGTTAAGATTATTTTGCGGTATATCATTATTATCTGGAAGAGGAGAATTAATTACATTTGGAGATAAATCTATAGTATGTTTTACTGTTTCTTTTTCTGTTTCAGATTCATTTGTATCAATTAATTCATTAATTAAGGGTATTTCATATGTCATCTTGTTAATATGCTCTTTTTTTGTCCATACTTTTTTATTATTGCGTACTTCAACTATCCATAGCTCTTTATCAAAACCTTCCATTATTGAATTAATTTCATATCCTTCTGCTGATAATCCAAAATGTAATGGTGATTGTTCCTTTCCTGTATAATATGAAGATGCGTTATTAATACAGACTTTTTTACCAGACATAATTAATATGTTATTAGTTATTTTTATATTAAAATATAATCAATTTTTATATAAAATTTGTTCTCTTTTTATATAAAATTTGAGAAAATTGATAAAAGGATTATATAGTAATCCTTGCCGCAATTAAAAAATTACAAGCAAATCACAAGCAAATTGTAGAAAAAATGTCATTTTATAATAACCTAAATGACTATATTGAAACAAATAAAAATATTGATATATTTATAAATAAATCATCTATTAATAAATTCCAATCAAAAATTATCAAAGAATATCATAATATATTAAACGGTACAGATGAATATTTTGAAGATAGAATGATGAACGTTTTAGATGAGTATTTTAATAGATGTGATAATGAGGATACATATGATGAAATATGTAATAATATAATATTCATATATTACGAAAGCATTATGGAAATAAAAGAATATTATAGCATAATTTATAAAAAGAAAAGAATTTATTTATAAAATCATCTTACAATATATTAAATACAAATGAAATTTAAAGTTAATTTTATATATGTAACTATATATATAGTTTTAATTATATGTTTTATTTTACTATCATATGCTATTATTGAACTAATTACTATTGTTTCGCATTGGCCTCCATTATGTTATATTGTAAGACCTGCTATAGATTATATAGTTGGTACAAAACAACCTTTTATGTTACCTATACAAGCAATTTATTGGTTTGTTAACTTGCGTATTTTACATTATATATATATTATATTTTTATGTTTTGTTATCTTTGTTCTTGTTATAATATTAATACTATGGTTTATTGGATTAATAATACAAAAAATAATTTTTTATAATCCTTTTTCTAATATGTCTCCATGGCAAGAATTAAATGAAGTAGGATTTTTAAGATGGTTCTTTGACCGAACAGATTTAGAAAAATATAAGGATACAAATGAATTTGTTCTTGATGTAATTAGATCAATATTAACACCTAATAAAGATGAAGCAGGTGAAGCAGGTGAAGCAGGACAACAAAAAGTAAAAGAACCCTTCCGAAACAAAGAATCGATAACACCTACAACTATTACATTACCACAACCACATAAAGAATATATTGATTATGATTTTTCTAAATTTTATATTACCGAAAGAAAAGATGATATGTTTTATACTGAATCATTTAAATCAATAAGGCACCGAGAAATGGCAAATAATTATAGAAATATGACTATATCACGCCCTGACACAGTAGGCGAATTTAGATTACCAAAAATAGATATAGAAGAAATGATTCATTTAAATAAAAGTTATTTATTCATATAAAAAAATATTAAATTAAAATAATATATTAAGAATATGGAAGATTTTCAATGTCAACTTATTAATATTATAACTCAAAAAAAAGAAATATATAGATTATTATATTCCGTATTATATATATGTATTATTATTATATTTGGTATATTTATATATTGGGATACTATATATAAAACTGCTAAGAAAAATTCAAAGTGTAATAATATTTCTAAAATTATAGACGAAAATTATTATAATGAAACACCATTTGTTTATACTATTATCATAATTAATACAAAAATGATTAAGAAGCCAGAAGATTATATTATAAAGATTACATATGATTTTAATAAAATGGAAACAAATATTGAATATGGTAAAACAGAAGATAAAGATGATATATTTATTTACAGAGTTAATGATTATATTAAAATTTATGATGAAATAAAAAAATTAGAAAAAAAAAAAGATGATCTTAATGTTAAATCAAAACAAACCAAAAGGAAAGATGATTTAATTCAATATAATAAGATTGCTGTTGAATATTCTACGTTGATTGACTCCAAAGAAGGAATAAAAGCGTTAGAATTAAATGATAAACCAGATTTTATGAATAGTTTTAAATATAATTATTATGATTTAAATAAAATGAAATCTGATGTAATTGATGATATTAGCTTACTAATAAATAGTAATAATTATAAATATTTTGCTGTAAATAATAATTTTAAAATTATATATTCATACACAACAAATGAGCTAATAAAATTTACAAGAGAATATTCAAAAGATTTAAATTATCCAATAACAATAATAGATTATATTATTTTTTCAAAATTACAGCAAAAAAATTTTAATAATATATAATTTATATAATATATATTATTAAGATATATATTATAAATTATAATATATAATATATTATTAAGATATATATTATATATATATGAGTTATACTAATAATATTGATGATGTTAAAGCATTATTAAAAACTATTGATGATAATTCTATAGAATATATAAATGAGTTATTCATTATATCCGATACAAACATTTCATATTATCAAATATTTATTAATATACTTTTTTTATTTATAATTTGCGGTACGTTTTATATATTATATCGCGATTATATATATCGTATAGTAAATAAATCTACAAGATGTACAGATATTAATGATATTGTAAATATTAATATAAATGTCAATGACAATTCATATATATATAATATATATATTGTTCATGTTAATAATAGCAAAAATGTATTAAAAGATTATGTTTTAAAAATAGAATATAACTTTCTTGCTGAAGAAACAAATTTTATTTTTGGAGAATATAACAACATTTTTCCTGTGTTATATTCTTCTAAAGATAATATTGGCAAAATTGGCAATGCTTTTTATATATTTGATTTGGAAGAAAAGAAAAAAAAATATATTGACTACTATGATAAAGAAAAAAATTTAATATATTATATTGATAAGAAAAAATTAGGAAATAAAAAATATAAATATTTTATAACATCAAATACTGATGAAAAATTAACAGATGATAGTTCGATGCAATTAGCATATTTTGTTAGAAATTTTGTATATAATGATAATATAAATTTAGATCCTATATATAATATATTATATGCTATTGAAAATAAAAAGAATTTGGAATATTAGTTATAAAAGACATCATTTAGTAAATTCTTTAGATCTTCAATCTTCTCCTTATTTTTAATTTTTGGATAACTAATATTAAATTCAATAAACATATTTCCTTTATTTGATGTATTTAATATAGGCATTCCCTTACCTTCTAATAAATAATTTTTACCGTTTGAAATAACACCAAATATATTTGTATTTATATTTATTTTTTCTTTAAAATAAGGAATTACAATATCCTTTCCTATAATAGACTCTATAAATGATATATCTATCTTATAATATAAATCATTACCCTTTCTAATAAAATTTTTATGCTCTTCTATTTTAATATTTATTATCAAATCTCCAGGTTTAATAGTTGAAACTCGTGGTTGCTCTCCTAATTCTGGAAATGCTGTTTTATAATTTTCATCTATACCTTTTGGTATAATTAATGTAGCCTTCTTATCTTCATTATAAAAACCTTTTCCATTACATTGCTTACATTCTGGTTTTCCCTCATTTGTTATTCCCGAACCATCACAATATTCGCAAGACCCTTGAAAAATTTGTTGCATTATTCCAAGATTTCTAATCTGCTGTATTATACCGCGTCCATCACATTTACTACATTTCTTATTACATTTATGACAATATTTACGAATATTAATAGTTAAATCCTTGTTAATTCCATCATATATATCATCAAGATTAAATACAAATGTTTTTTCAATTGATTTTGCTTTTTTAGGTTGTCTATTTCCACCCCCTCCGCCCATACCAAAAGAAAATATATCTTCTTCAAATGATCCTCCTCCAAATGGTCCGCCCCCTCCAAATGGTCCTCCTCCTCCTCCAAATGGTCCGCCGCTATTTCTAAAAAATGCTTCAAAAATATCATGCGGATTTCTATGAACCTCTTGACCAGACCCATTATTATAATTTTGGTCACCTGAATCATCATATACACGGCGTTTATTATCATCACTTAATACATTATATGCGGCAGATATTTCTTTAAATTTTTCCTCAGCATCTGCTTTATCCTTATTCTTATCAGGATGATACTTCATCGCAAGGCTTTTATAAGCTGTTTTAATATCATCTTGTGTAGCATCTTTGTCAACTCCTAATACTTTGTATAATTTAAAATTATCACTCATAATATTTATGATATTATATTAAATGTTTATATATGTTATAAACTATTTAATATAATATAAATCACAACAACATTAATTATATATATGTATTTTCTTAATATATTTTTTCCTAATACATTATATGCCCTTCTTGTTTTGTTATCATCTCTATGTTTGCAACTATAATATATTAATTTTTTATTAAATGAAACATAATTATTTTCTTGTAAATTCTTAAGACTTTTACATATTGGAGTATTATTATACGATTGGTTATTACTATTACAAGTTCCACTATAAAATATAAAAAACAATATTAAAATTTTTAAATAATTTATAATATAATATATGTTCATTATGTAGTCTTTTACAATACTATATATAGTTATATATATAGTTATATATAGTTATATATAAATTTAATTACATACATATCTCATCATAATATTCATAGTATATAATTCTTGATTTAGTAGCTTGAATGCGTAAGGCATCCTAACTTGAGCAATATCTGTATTATTTTTACAGTATTTACAGCTATAAATGCTTTTCTCCGTATTTACATTAGCATGCATTCCGCATTTTTTACAAATAAATACTCTATAATTATCTGATACGTGAAGCATTCTCTCCGCAAGAAAATTAGATGTTCCATGAGCAATAAAGCAATCTCTTTCCATTTCTCCCAGGCGTAATCCACCTGATCTTGCCCTTCCCTCACTTGGTTGTCTTGTAAGCATTACAATAGGACCATTAGAACCACGTGAGTTTCCTGTCCATACTGATTTGCCATTGCGTCTAACCATAAATACTTCTGATGACACACTAATACAATAAACAGAACCCTTATAATTATATACACGTTCACAGTGTTGTTTTTCTTTGTGTAAATCATTCGCATTTGCGTAAGGATTATTTTTCTTTTTAATAATTGTGATTTTCCAAGTATTATTTTTGTAGATACTTTTGATACCACTCCAACCAGCGTGAATAGATAGTCTCATCATATCATCAGCCAAACTTTCATATTTAGTACAGAACATATTGTTATATTTATAATTTCCAATTGTCATATTTGTTGCTATCATAGACTTCATAAGAATTTTTACTTGCTTACTACTTAATTTCCATACCCACTCTGGCATACATAATGTGTCAGTATACATATTATTACAAAGATATTCAGTAATATTTTTGGTATCATCTGTGTTATTATAATATCCAAACTGATACATAACTTTATTATCACAATTGCTCGCAATCCATTTACCAAAGAATAGCAACCATGCTTCCATATTAATCTCATTTTTGCTACCAGGAATAATAAACTGATAGTCTGGAACATCCCAAACACAATCTTTTTTATATCTTACATATTTTCCAATAATATTAGATGCTTTGTCTAATATATAGTTCTTAACCTTATTATTTTTATGCTCATGTTTTACATACATTCTGTGATCCTTTGTAACATTTAAATCAATCTGTGAATTGCTTATATTATACATAGTTCCAGAATATTCAGGATATTTATGAACTTCCATTGGATTTTCATAAACAAGTCGTCTATCATCTTTAAGAACAGCAACCTTGTCATCTGTTGTAATATTATTAATAAACTTCCAGCCATCATTTGTCAATACTTCATGATCTTCGGTAAGACAATGAATCTTATCTGAAACCATATGCTTCAACCTCTGGTAATATGTAGGTCCAATAAATATGTCTGTATGTATTTGCTCGCCAGTTCTGCCATTATATAATATTTCATTACCATATTTCTCCATTCCTGACATCTCAAGAACTTTTGTAATACCTTCTACAGAGCAATCAGTATATGGCGTAGAATCACCAAACGCACCAATGTGACAACATGCTTTACCCATAATAGATTCCATCAATTGGGCAATTGTCATACGAGATGGAATAGCATGAGGATTCATAATAATATCTGGAACAATTCCATCTTTTGTAAAAGGCATATCTTGATGTCTATATATCATACCAATAGTTCCCTTTTGCGCACTACAACTTGCACATTTATCGCCAATTTCAGGTTTCCTATTTTTACGAATACGAACTTTACAAAACTTATAGCCTTCGCTATTAATACCATTATAATTCATATCAATATAACCATCATCATTTGCTTTCATAGTTAAGCTACTATCTTGATATGTAATCACACCATTTGTCTTCTTTGGCATAACTTTGCCTACAATTACATCATTACCATTTACATATGTATTTTTAGATACAAATCCATCATCATTTAACTTCTCATATGAATACGGCTTTTGCGAAGAAATATTAGTAGGATTTGTGAATAGTTCTTCCTCACCAGTGCTATGGTTTTTATTACATACGTCACGCATTGCTTTGTAATAGGTGCTTGTAAATAAACCTCTATCAAGTGCCGATTGATTAACCATAATACTATCTTCTTGATTAAATCCTGTATGTGTCATAATCGCAACAATCGCATTTACACCAGATGGTAATTTGTGAGCCATTGTATATTTAGATAATTTTGTATATACAAGTGATTTCTGAGGATAATTCAAAATATTACCCATAGTATCTATGCGTTTATTAAAATTACTCATATATACACCTAATGCCTGTTTACCCATAGCGCATTGATAGCAATTTCTCGGCGATTGATTATGATCACTAAATGGAATATTAACTCCAAGAATACCATTAATTAAACTTGGATGAATTTCGCAATGCGTATAGAACGGAGGCAATGCGGTTCCTTTAATTCCCTCTTCCAAATCTACAGGAAATGTTGCTATCATAGCAGAATTAATTTCATCACAATCCATATATTCAATAAATCCTTCTTCATCTAAATAACTATCTGGGTCATCTTGATTTTTAGAAACTTCATTAGGAACTATAAAGTAATCAAAATGCTTATCTGCGATATATTCTTTCCAACTAATATTCTTTCTCTTTAATATTCTTTCAATACGTAATATACGCTTATTTGTTCCAGGTTCAATATCAACAATATAAAGTGGTCTATACATTCTCCCAGCTTCTGTGCTAATAATAATACATGATTTCTGAATATTCCATACAATTGAAGTCATAGGATATATGATACCACTGCGTTTATAATGCTTTAAAGTCAAATATAATTTAGATGGTTCTTTATAATAACCAATAATATCACCATTAATCATAATATATACACTATCTTCATTACCCATATTCTTCAAATAATTAATAGGAGATTTTTCAGGATTTGACATATTATATGTATCGTCATATACAACAACTCCTAAATTTACCAAGATTCTGCGGATATGTATACTATTCATTGAGATAGAGATATTTGTGCTAAGTGCCATATTTTTAACAAGACCAACTGAGCTACCTTCTGGAGTTTCTGCTGGACATATCATACCAATTTGTGAATTATCTAATTTACGAGGTTGTACAAGTTTCCCATTTTTTTCCATTGCTGTATTAATGCGTCTTAAATGCGATAATGTGCTTGCGTAAGACATACGATTAAGAACCTGTGATACACCCTGCTTAATATTCTGAAAAGTTCCTATGCTTTTAATACCCCAATTTCCTGTAGATAGTGAATATCTAATCCATGAATCAAGAAGAGATTGCTTGAAAAATCTGTGAATACTTATATCAGAAATAATATTAGATATAGGAATATTAGCATTACCACGCCACAAATTAAGTTCTTTTTCAATAGCAATCTTTAGTTCCTTGGTCATTTTACCATAACATTGTCTAAATAAATTACTCATTAAGACACCTGGTGTATCTACACGTTTATTAATATATGAATCACGATTATCATAGGTATCATATCCTAAATAAATGCGTATCATTTTACGAATAATATAACCTACATATAGTGCTTTCCTTCTATAAGATTTACCAACATGAGGAAGAAAATCATTCATAAGATTATTATGAAGTTGTGCTTTATTAGTTTCATGGTCATTATTTTTATTAACACCAATCATAATCTTGATAAGCGTGTTTTCAGCTTGCTCCTGTGTATTAATATCGCAAGCATCTTCACAACAAGCCATGAGTTCATTAATAATACGCTGATTTTTCTCACTATCTGTGTCATATACGATATGATTGATAATCTCGCGATCGCTAATAATTCCAAGGGCCCTAAAAATTACAAAGATAGGAACTTCAGAGCGAATAAATGATGTGTTTATACGAATGATACGCCCCATGTGATTTAATTTACCACTCATATTTAAGCAAGTTGTTTTAGGTGGAAGATATGATGAATCACACATAGAGCGAATCTCCGCATATAAACCTTCGGCATTATTATTAGGATGAAAAACAAGAACTTTATTTTCATTAATTCTATCTTGAGAAATTAAAACTTTCTCATTTCCATTGACAATAAAATAGCCACCAAAGTCATATATACATTCATTCTTGTTCTCTTCGCAAATTCCTTGCATCTGGCTAAGAACGCATAATTTAGAGCGAACCATAATAGGAATTTTCCCAATATATACACCATTAACAGTCTTATCAAATTTCTCAGTCATTCCATTCTTATTTGTAATCTCTGTAGAAATATGAACATTAACATAAATACCACTTGAATATGTCATATTATTCATACGCGCAATATATGGTGTCATAATGTTTTGAGTTCCGTCAGGAAGTTGATAATTTGGCTTAACAATGCTGGGTTGAAGAATATTGATAGAAATATTATAAGTATTATCTGGCAATTCTGCTTTTTGATTTGTAATCTTAACTTTTATAGGATTAAAACCGCCAATAATTTGTCCTAATGTGTTGTCTATGAACTTATTATAACTATCAATTTGATGCTTTACAAGTGGATTAGATGATTCAGGAGAGCCACCCTTTTGAAAATAAATATCCAGAACATCCCAGCAATGATTAGAAAACATTATTATTTGTATTTATTTAATAAATAATTCTTAAATATCAATTTTTAATTTTTTAAATTATTAAATTTTATATAAAAAAAATGATATTATTATTATTATATAAATAATAGTATTAAATAATAACATTAAATAATAATAATTCAAATGTCTAACAAAATGCCCAAAATTATAGCTATTTGTGGTGCTAAAAGAAGTGGTAAAGATGTGTTAGCTGAACATTTAATAAAAAATTATAATTATGAAAAGATAGCTTTTGCGGACCCTTTAAAACATGTTGTAAAAAACCTATTTAATTTTGACGATGACCAAGTAGGAATTGGAATTGATACTGGAACTAATAGAAAGGATATTATTGATGATAAATGGGGAATTACACCAAGAGCAGCATTACAATTCTTTGGTACTGAAATAATGCAAGAAAAAATACAGGAATTATTACCTAATATTAAAAAAAATTTCTTTGCGAATACTTTAAAAAATCACATAGAAAATGCTGAAAAAAACAAATTATTTGTTATAAGTGATTTAAGATTTCTTCATGAATATGAAATGTTATTTAAAATTCCAAATATTCGCAAAGATGATATTATTATCATACGAGTGGTACGTCCTCCAAGTAATAGTAAATCGGCAGCATCGGCAGCATCGGCAGCATCGGCAGCATCGATTACTCATATTTCTGAAGCAGAATATTTTGATATCCCTTATGATGTAGTTATTGTAAACAATGACACAATTGATAGTTATATTAAAAAATTTGATAAGATTATGTCAATTTAAATAAAAGTTTATGAGCTACTTCTACTTCTTACATCAGTTTTACTAAAACTAAATGAATTATCTTGTGATTCAATAAAATTATTTAAATCTGTTATAGAATTAATAATATTATTATTAATTTTTAATAATTGATAATGTGTATTATTTGTTATAATAACTCCATAATTATATTTATTAGCACTTTGAGGAAGACCTGAAGATCCTGTCGCTTTAATAACATTTTCTAATTTTTCTCCTATACGCCTTCTAACTTTACTTATTATTTCTGTTTTCATATTTTCACGTAAAACGAGATCATTTTTATTTCTATAATAACGATTCATTACATCCAATGTTTTGTCATCTGTGCTATTACCATTTCCTGAATTTAATATAATGCTCAATACAACTATATTGTAATTATTTTTAATATAATCAATTGCCAATGACATTTCAGGCTGTGATGGCATTCTCCCAGAAATTGTAAAATGTTTTTCTAATAAAGCCTTTATTTCATCTTTATTATTTAAATCAATCTTCCTAATTTTTGCTTTTTTTAAAGATTTTATCTCTCGAACATTAACTGATAACAATTGTGATATTTCTTCAACAGGTATACCATCATTTATATAAAATTGTGCAAGTTCTAAATATGTCATGAATTTTTTAATTGTTTTTTTAAGATTCTCCTTTTTTAAAAATATATGATAAAGATACTTTCTTAAATAAGAACCGCTTTTAAATTTAAAATCCTTTGTTTCGTTTAATATAAGATAAATAGAGTTAAAAAAACAATTATTATTTTTACCTGATACATTAAATAATTCTAATTTATCTTTCATTTTAATATTAGAAGTCTTAGATTTCTGAAATGCTTTAGATTTCTGAAATGCTTTAGATTTCTGAGATGCTTCAGATTTCTGAAATGCTTTAGATTTCTGAGATGCTTCAGATTTCTGAGATGCTTCAGATTTCTGAGATGTTTCAGATTTCTGAGATGCTTTAGATTTCTGAGATGCTTTAGATTTCTGAGATGCTTTAGATTTCTGAGATATTATATTCATCATCTCGCGTATTTTTAAATAATCTTTAGAACCTTTACGGGGTATACACCATTTATCACTTCCTTCATTATATTTTTTTAAAGCATCCGCATATTTAATCATATATTGGTATATCTTCTATAATTATATGATAATAAAAAACTTTTTTATTCTCTATGATATTTTTTAATACATTTTTCTACTGATGATTTAATATCTGGGATATCTGGATATAGTAAATATAACTTATCTGTTGATAATTGTATATTTGAACGCTTTGATAATAATATAGCATTTTGTTCTTCAACACTAAAGTTTTCCCATGTAAAGCCACGATCTATATTTTTCTTATACATTTCTAAAATCTCATTATGTGTAATAACGCCTTTATTAACTAAATTAAAAGTTCCTATAGTTTTTTTAATAATCATATCCATAATCACCGGAAACATATCTTCTAAAACAGTCATTGAGTTTGGCATAGAGCATATTTTATTATATTTAAAAATTTTACTTAAAAAGTTTCTATTATGTTCAAAATTAACAATTGGCATACGAATACGCAGATTTAGAGTATTTTTTGAATACATATGCTGAAGTCTATCAGTAAATCCCTTAACAATAGAATATGATGAACCAAAAAAATTTGGCTTTTCATCATCATCGATATATGAATTTGACGGGTCATCACTGCTAAATATACATCCTGTTCCTAAATATGTATAGTGAATGTTATATCTTTCGCAAAGAATTGAAAGAATTATAGGAGAATACAAATTATCCCTAATATTATCATTGAGTTTTCCTGGTAATTCTAAATAATCAATGGTATTATATTCTTCGCCATGTGTTCTTCCAATAAATGATATAATATGCGTTGGCGAATATAATTTAATTTCTTCTTCAACCGCTTTTTCATCATCTGCGCGAACATCGGTACTAATATAGGTTATACCATTATTATTCAAGTAATGCCCAAATTGCTTACCGATCCACCCTTTGCTACCAAAAAAAAGAATTTTCATTGTATTTCATTGTATATTTAAATTGATATTCTTTTATATATTATAGTAATTATAGTAATTATAGTTATTATAGTTATTATAGTTAATAATATATGAAATTTTTAATAATTAATATGTATAATGACCAATTAAAATATAAAAAATTTAAAAAAAAATTAATTGATATTCTTCAAGGCAAAAAATTAATATTTAAAAGATGGGATGACAATAAAGATATTTATGATACTTTAAAAAATAATAAAATAGCGGGTATTATAATATCAGGATCTGACTATTTTGTAAAGGAAAAAAAACATTCAATAATAGATGAAATTATTATCAAATCCAAAATACCAATATTAGCTATATGTTATGGGTTCCAATACATTATTACTAAATTTGGAAAACAATCTTTCATTAAAACTCAAGCAAGCGGATACATGAAATATTCAGCAAAATTTAGCATTACAAAATTATTTAATATTCCTAAAAACAAATATTATCTATTTCATAAAGATTATATAGTCAAGGTTCCGAAGACCTTCAAAGTTATTAAGAAAATCAAAAATAAAATAATCATGGCATATAATCACAAAAGAAACATATTAGGTGTTCAGTTTCACCCTGAAAAATATAAAAAATCTGGCAAAATATTTTTTAATACGTGGATAAATAAATGCGTTTTATTTTAACGCGCGTAATTATAATCGTTTAAAAATTATTAATATTATATAAACAATTGATATTCAATTAAATATATAATATGACAACATTAAATCTTAATAATATAAATGATGATTTAATTGAATTAAATAGGGATACATTTAATAATAAGCAAATGAGTTTTAAAATACCAAATAAGCACCAAAGAGCAAGTCAAAATAATTTTATGAATGATGATGTATTATTTAATAAAAATAAAATAAGTAATGATGTAATATCTATGTCATCTCGTTCATCGTCGCGTTCATCTTCACGAGCCAGCTCTGTAAATGGAGATTATGACAAAAGTGACTATATGAAAAATATGAGAAACATTTATAAAAATAAAAGTGTTCCCAGTATATCAAAAAAATTAAATTATAATGATGAAACAGAAACAAATAGCATAATTAGTAGCTCAAGCAATAAAAGATTTGGGCAATCAAGCGGTAGCGGAGGAGGTGGTCGTGACTATGGAGGCAGCTCTAAAATAGCAAGCAATTTTAAAAAACAAGATAGATACGAGGAAGAAGATGAAGAAGATGAAGACGAAGATGATGATGATGGCGAAGACGGTGAAGATGGTGAAGATGGCGAAGATGGCGAAGATGGCGAAGATGATGAAGATGGTGAAGACGGTGAAGAATACGAAGAAGATGATGATGGTGAATATAGTAAAGGAAGATCTAAAAACAAACATTTATCTGCTAAGGAAATAATTTTAAATGAATTAAATGAAAAAAGAGAAATAATTTATCAATTAGATAGGTTAGAATCAAAAGGATTCAAAATTCCATTTAAATTTAATATGAATTCAGACTTGGAAGAAATGAGAACAGAATATAATCGGTTGATTCGCGAAAAGGAGCTTGATGGAAGTGTACGATTTCAGCAAAAAATGTTGATGGCATTTATTTCGGGAACTGAGTATATGAATAGCAGATATGACCCATTTGCTATTAAATTAGATGGATGGTCTGAACAAGTTAATGAGAATATTAATGATTATGATGATATATTTGAAGAATTACATTATAAATATAAGGCGACCGGTAAAAAGATGGCTCCCGAATTAAGATTATTTATATCATTATCAGGCAGCGCATTTATGTTTCATCTTACAAGCAGAATGTTTAAAGAACAACCTATGCCAAATGTTGAAAATGTATTAAAATCAGATCCTGAATTAATGAAACAATTTCAACATGCTGCTGCTAAACAATATATGATGGGTAATAATGGCAATAGTAATGGCAATTTTGCTCCTTCTTCGCAGGCTCAAGCAGCTACACAAAATGTTCCATATAGAAATAATAATAGTGGAAGTGATAGCGGTGGATTATTTGGTATGGTTAGCAGTTTATTTAGTTCATTAAGTGCTCCTGTTTCAAATATGGCAATGCCTATGTCTATGCCTTCACAATCTAATAATATGAGACAATCACCTAATATAAGTGAGCTAAGACAAAAACCAGCTGTTGATATTGAAAATATTATTAATAATGTTCATAATAATATATCTATGGATAATAATGATAATAACATTGAAACACTTTCTGTCAGTGATGAAGAAATAACATCTATTATTGAAGATACAGCTGATATTAAGATATTAAGAGGCGTGGGAAGACCACGTAAAAATACGCGAACATTAAATATATAAATGTAATATTATCTAATATAATATATTACAAATAAATAATTATGTTCGCATATTTTACTAAAATAAATAGTATAAATAGTATAAATAGCAATTATATTATCTCATATACACATAATATGATCAGTTTATATTTCAATGAAGATGATTATAATGATGATGAATATTTATTTAATACGCAAACTATTGTTAATTGGGCTAATGAATATAATGTGAAACTTATATCTTTCATACCTGATAATGAAATTATTTTTAACAGTAATAATGATATTATCCCATTATTTTCTTATAGTTAATATTTATTTATTGTTTTTTTTACTTAATTAATTTTTTTAGGTTTTCTATTTTCTGTAAAATTTTTTTTGGTATTCTTTTTTGTACAGTTTTCTTTGGTATTCTTTTTTTTTGTACAGTTTCCTTTGGTATTCTTTTTTGTACAGTTTCCTTTGGTATTCTTTTTTTTTGTACAGTTTCCTTTGGTATTCTTTTTTGTACAGTTTCCTTTGGTATTCTTTTTTGTAAAATTTCCTTTGGTAATCTTTTTTGTACAGTTTTCTTTGGTATTCTTTTTTGTACAGTTTTCTTTGGTATTCTTTTTTGTACAGTTTCCTTTGGTATTCTTTTTTTTTGTACAGTTTTCTTTGGTATTCTTTTTTGTACAGTTTCCTTTGGTATTCTTTTTTTTTGTACAGTTTTCTTTGGTATTCTTTTTTTTCCTCCTTTTGGGAATATTCTTTGTATATTGTCTATTGTATTTTTTCCAAATTTTTCTGTATTGCGTATAATGTTTTTTGTTATATTTTGTACTTCCGTAGGTATATTGTGTACTGTTTTAATGATATTATTTTTTACATCTTCAAAATATCTCTCTCTCTCTTCTCTCTCTATCTTTTCTCTCTCTTTTTCTATTTCTTTTCTTTTTACATATTTGTTATATCTTATTATTTCTTCATCTTTTTTTGCTCGCTCTTGTTGGATTATCTCTCTCTGTATCTCTCTCTCTCTCTCTATTTTTCGTCTTTCATGTTCTTCATACCATTTTTCTTTTTCATCTTTCATTCGTTGCGTAAGCTCTTCTAATGTCGATGGTCTTCCTTTGACATTAGGAACAAGATGACTTGGTAGTGGTGTATTTCGATGAATGGTTGAAAATTTATTTCTTTCTAATCTCAGGTTACTTAATTCTTGAGCCGTATATGGTGTATATTGAATATCATTATCATCATGTGCGGCTTTACGTAATTCGATTTTCCTTTTTTTAGCTTGATAAGACTCCCTATTATCAGGCATCATCTTACCCTGTTTTTCGTCATAAATAGTATCTCTTCCATAAGATCTATATTCTGGTCGAAATGTAATACCATCACTTAAATAAACAGGGGGTCTCATGGTTCCTGATTTATTTCCCATTTATATCTCTATATTATCAATATAAAATTTTCAAAAATCTCAAAGTTAAAAAAAATGTAATAATTATATATTATCATATAAAATATATAGTTAATAACAATAACAATTTGTAGTAATTTATTATACATCTTCAAATTCATTAATTTTTTCTTATTGTTTTGGATTTAGATTTTGATATTTTTGTTTTGGTTTTATCTAAAATATCAATTAAAGCATTTTCTAACTGAATAGTTATTTCATCAATTTTTTCATTTTGTTTAGGATAGTTTTGTAGAGGAAAAAATGGAGATAATATATTATATTTAGTTTTTATTAATAAATGTAATAATATACCTATATGAATTGGATTATTATATTGAAATTCATATCCTAATAATTTATAACTAAATCCCTCATTCCATAAAACATTTCTAATTTTATCTATTTCTTCATTTGATAATTTTTTTTTAGTTATCAATTTATCTATAATATATTGTGTAGGAATCATAATATCAATATTTACATAAATTTTATTTATTTTCAATATTGAAAAACTTTTTAATATATCTTTATATTTTTCATTTGTTAATGCTTTAAAAGCTTTAATAGATAATGATTTTAATTCTCTTATTGTTTTTTTATCTTTACAAATATTATTAAATAAAGGATATTCTGTGCCATCATTACACGATACTACTAATTCTAAATTAAATAAAAGTTTATCTCTATTTAATGTTTCAAAATTATTAAAACAAGGATATCCTAATATTTCACCCATTTTTTCTAATGATATAACCTTATCATCATAAAACTTTTTAGAAATAATTGTTCCTTGATAAATTTTATAATTATCACTTAATAATAATTTTGGAAATAGTTCTTTAATTCTATTTACAATTGATAATATTTTTGTATCTTTTCCTGTTTTTTCATTATAATCAGCTGGTTGAATTAACATTGCTGGACGAACTCCTTCATTTACTAATATAGCATTTAATATATTAATAATTTCCATATTATACTATTTATTATACATATAATATCTTGGATACTTTAAAAAATTAATGACAAATGTTTAATTATTTTGGTAATTCTTTAAACTCATAAATTGCCTTAATCATCTCAACTAATTCATTTATTGTAGTTTTTAATTCATTTATTTCATTTTTCATTTCAATTATTTCCTTTTCTAATGAAAATATAGGGGTTTGAATACCAGAAATTGCTTTAGATTTTAATAGAGTTTTATCACTTTTTTTTGCTATTGTTGTAAGTAATTGCTTGCTTGTTAATTTTGTAATTTTTAATATTTTATCTTCAGAATCACCAGCAAGATACATACTATATGCTATAGTTTTTTGTCTTCCTACAATACCTCCGTACGTTCTTTTATGAGATTCAGCAATATCTTTTATGTTAATGTTATTGGCTAATTCTTGTAATAATATATTTTCTTCTTCAATTGTCCATTTTTCCCCTAATTTTTCTGGATATTCTTTATCAGGGTTTTGATGTTTTATCATTTTTAGCATTGGACTGTCCATAATTAATAATTTTAAATATTTATTATTTTTTATATTTAATATATAAAAAATGATGTATAAAAGTAAATAATATAAGATACAATGTTGAAATTGATTAAGCTTTTATTTTCTAAATTTAAAAAAGTAATACTTACAAAAGCTCAAAAAGATGAGCTTATATTACGTTATAAATTTGAAAAAAATATGCGTAAATTATTTGTATCTAATCCAATAGATAATAAGAATATAAAAAATATATAACATATATTAAATTACACTATTTTACACATCAGCGTTGTTGCTTTGCTGTGTTGCTGCTTTGTTGCTTTGCTGTGTTGCTGCTTCGCAAGTGCCTTAATTATATACTGTCTGATAAATTTTACAAGATTCACTATGACATCTTTCCCATTTATTATCTGTCCATCCTTCAATTATATCATTTTTATATGCTGTGATAAGCTCGCCACATGAATATGCTAAGAACTCTCTTGTATCAATATAATTAAGGTTTGTAGTATATGAAATTTTCTTATCTTTACAATAAGATTTAATAAACTTTAAAAAATGCTTTGCATCCATGCTCCTAATTATCTTAAATATCACAGTATCATTAGGCAATTCATATTTTGTTAATTCAATCCTATATTTAATATTTAATTTTAAATTATTATAATCATCCATATTATCAAGGTCAATTTTGTAAATCCCCTGATATTTTTCTATAATAGATAGATAATTGTGAAGAATACGCATACAATAATAATAAATATCATATTCCCCATAAATATTATTATGAATAACATGAGCATTTTTGTAGTGATAAGGAAATTGAAACATCTTTTTGTTGGTTCGTTAGTTCGCTTGTCGATTCGCTTATTAGTTGGCTTTGGTATTAGAATTAAAACAAATTGATCATTTTTTATATTAATTTATTAGTTTTATTACAAATTCATTCTTATATAAAAAATTTAATTATTTATTATAACACGTATAATACTTATAACACAAATTATGAATATTATCATGAATAAGTCAATCTTAGTGGATCTTCTATACCATCAACAAAATTTTGATGTTTTTCCCAAATAATAGACCAATTTTCACCACCAATATTTTCCCAATCTATATTAACCTCAAATGGAAAAAATAACCTATTTTTTGCTTTTTCAGTTGCAATATAATTATCATAGGTTGGTTGATAATATTCACTATCACGATGAGAAGTATATAAATAAAATTTTTTTATATTATGTTTTTTAGCAAGAAAATAAAATATACGATTAAGGCGTTGTCTTAAAAGTTTAACATGCCAAATAAATTTAGTGTTAAATATATCATCTACGACCTCTTTAAATTCTTCATCAATGTTAAATAGCCATTCATTTTTTTTATCCTCATTAAGAAAAGGAATAAAAACATCTTTCAAATTAACCTTCATATTTATAAATAAATCTTTAAAATTATTTAATAATTCTAAACCATTATTATGACCAAACCATTCTTTTGTCAAACCATTTTTTATATAATTATAACCTTCAGTATCTTCTTGTGCGTCACGTAATCTTAGAAATAGTAATATAGTACCAGTTGTTTTTTTTCCATTAGATGAATTAATAATTATTCTTTGATCTAAAAAAGCTCGAGGTATTTTGCTTAATTGATACCAATCCAAAAGATTACCAGCCTTCATATTCTCAAAATTTTTAATACTTAAGTAAATTATTCCAGAATTATGATATTTTGCTTCTCCTTTGGATATAAACCCATCTCCTAAGTAAGTTTTAGCAGCAATCTCAAAAATTTCACGCTCAGCATATATGTCATATGGATTACAATCATATACTGTACTGTCCGCACTTATTGTTTCACAGTCATTTAAATTAACAAAGACTTTTAAACCTGGAATATTTCTAAATAAATAAAGCATATCACTTAACATTTCGAATCTATCAAATCTATTTCCTAATCGCATTCCATAAATAGGAAGATCATCAAAAGGTCTATAAACTATTAGATTTATACTATGAATATCACTATCAATCCGCCAATATTTTTTCTTAAAATGTCTTTTTTCAATTTTTTCCTCCAATCTATCTGGAAATTTTTTATAAAAATTTATTCGCCAATCCATTAATAATCTTTCATAAATTGATTTATTTGCATAATAAATTAATTGATCGTTATTATCAATAATTTCAAATTTAGCTTTTATTATTGCTTGTTTATCTAAATCATTTTTATAAGATTCTATAATTTTATCCCTAAGTTTAATTCTTTTTTCATCAATTCTGGAATAAGAGAACACAGGATTAATATCTGGAATTCCAATATATACTGATTTTGGAAATTGTCTGTCCCACGGATCGTTAGAAAATACATGAAGATAAAACGTTGTGAAATTAAACCATAATTCCTTATATACTTTCAAACATAAATTTTTCCAAGGAATGATAAAAAATTTTGGAGTTGACTTAATTTTTTGCCATATATTTTGCATCATAGATGTATCTTGTTGACTAAAATAATCTTCATTAAACTCATTAAACTCATTAAACTCATTAAACTCATTATCCATAGATTGAGCAGTAGGCATAGATTGAGCCCGGCGCATAGGTTGATCATGAGACATATTAACCCTTCTACCAGGAGAGAAAGAGCGTGCACCAGAAGGCATACCACCATTTTTTGGTTTTTTATTAACTAATTTGATAAAATCCTTAAAATCAATTTTAAAATTGATTTTAAAATTCTTAAAAATTTTATCATGTTTAGAATAAATATCTTTCAATTTAATATTATAATTATCTGTATAATTATCTGTATAATTATCAAATTTTTTATTTTTATCTGGATATTCATCTAATGTTTTATATGTTGCTACATAGCCAAAATTTGCTTTGTATATAATACCCCATAAATTTTTTCTTAATAGTTCTTTATCTTTTTTATTTTTACTTGATTCTCCTTCTTTACAATCATCAATTTTCTTTTTAATTATTTGTATAAAAGCATTTATAATATTTTCCTCACTATAATCATGTAAATTTTTTTTCACTTTATCTGTTTTATCATCATTTTTATCATCATTTTTAATTTTAATAGCAATTTCTTTAGCAATTGCTTTAGCATTATTCTCTAATTTTATAGCCTCTATTTTTGATAGTTCAGATTTAAACATTTTTACTATTTTATTATAAGTAAATTTTGCCAAAGGTATATTAAAATCATATGATATATCATCTTCTTTAATAATTGGAGACATAGGAGACATAGGAGACATAGGAGACATAGGAGACATAGGAGACATAGGAGACATAGGAGACATAGGAGACATAGATGATTGCTTTCTATTTAATGGATTTTCTTCAATAATTTGTAACAATTTTGATGATTTAAATTTTGTAGGATACATAATTTTAGGTTCTTCACGGTTATCAACAAAACCTCCTTTAATAGCTTTAATAGCTTTAATAGCTTTAATAGCTTTAATAGCTTTAATAGCTTTAGTAGCTTTAGTAGCTTTAGTAGCTTTAGTAGTTTTAGTAGTTTTAGTAGCTTTTGATTTCATTCTAATAAATAAAAATATATTATAAAAAATGATTTAATATATTCAATACAATATGTATTACAAAAAATATGAATATTATAAAAACTTTTAGTAATTTACTTTCATATTCTAAAGAGTCAGAAGCGTCTCTTATATTAACCACAGATATAGAGGATATACATTGTAATGATCACAAAGAATATAAGGAAAGTATTATATTTAATGGTTTACAAGAAAATATAACTTTGGAGTTTGAAAAAAATATTGATAATTTTAAAACAATTAGTGATATTGATAAGTTTAAAAAAAATATTCAAAAAAAATATAAATATACTATTTCTAATGCCGAGTTTATTAAAATATATAAGAATCTTAACTTAGAAAATCAGCAATTACGCAATCTTATAACTAAAAAAAAATGTAAGTCAAATTCAGGTGTTCTTGTAATTACTGTTTTAACATCTGCGCATCCTCAGTATATTGACGAAGAAGGCAAAATTAAAACAGCGCGTTTTTCATGTAAACATGATTGTGCCTATTGTCCTAATGAACCAGCTCATGAAGGTAATAATTGGGTAGCTCAGCCACGAAGTTATTTATACTCAGAGCCGGCTGTATTAAGAGCAAATGCTAATGATTTCGACCCAATAAAGCAAATGAATTCACGCTTATCAACTCTTATTAGAATGGGGCATATACCAGATAAATTAGAAATAATTGTATTAGGAGGTACTTGGTGCGAATATCCGCGAAATTATCAAGACCGTTTTATAACTGAATTATATTATTCTGCTAATATTTATTTTGATTGCGAACCTAAGCGTCCTAAAAAAACATTAGAAGAAGAAATTGAAATAAATGAAACATCTCAAATTCATATAATTGGACTAACTTTAGAAACACGACCAGATACTATTAATATTGAAGAAATTGCTAATTTTCGCCGCTATAATTGTACAAGAATACAATTAGGAGTTCAACATACAAATAATTCTGTTCTTAAAAAAATCAATAGAGGGCATACAATAGAAAGCGCATATGAAGCAATAAAACTTCTTAAAAATAATTGCTACAAGGTTGATATACATATAATGCCTAATCTTCCTGGTGCTTCTTATGAGATTGACAAAGTAATGCTTGAAGAAATACTATATGACCAGCGAATACAAGTTGACCAATATAAAATATATCCAACTGCTATAGTCCCTTTTACAAAAATTAAAAAATGGTTTGACGAAGGTTCGTATATCCCTTATGATGACATGCTATTATATGAGCTTATTAAAGATTTTAAAAAGAATGTTCAAAAATATAAACGTCTTAATCGTATTATTCGCGACATTCCTGGGCATTATATAGAAGGCGGTTATTCAACTAAGTTTGTAAATATGAGGCAACTTCTACAAGATGATATGCGGCTAAATAAATGGTGTTGTAAATGTATTAGATGTCGCGAAATTAAAGGAAACTCTATATCAATTAATAAAATTAAATTAAATATTGAAAAATATACTGCGTCTGATAGCGATGAATATCATATAAGTTTTGATACTGATTGTAATAATAATTATTTAATAGGATTCTTGCGACTTCGCTTAAATAAAGAAGATGATAATACAAATCAAGTTTTACATAGTATAAAAGGCTGCGCATTAATAAGAGAATTACATGTATACTCAAATTTAAATAGTGTTGGAGATAATATTGATGGGTCGCTACAACACAAAGGATTTGGAAAGCAACTTGTAGCAAAAGCTGAAGAACTCGCAAAAGATAATGGATATCACAAGGTTGCTATAATTAGCGGAACAGGTGTTAGAGAATATTATAAAAAATTGGGATATAAGTTAATAGATACCTATATGATAAAAAATATTTAATTTGTTTTGTATAGTTAATTATCTCTATACATATTTGTATGAATAGCCATGGTATTGCTTTTTAATGGCTGGTCAGTATTACAATACCAATTATCACAATGTATAAAATTAATACCATTGTAATATAATATATATGCTATAGCAAGGTCTTCAGTTGTATATGGATATGATTTTGTTTTTTCATCAAAATGTAAAATATTATAGTTAATATTATTCATATGATTAATTAATATTTTACAAGCTTTATTAGAAAAATATAATAAGGGACCATGAATAAATATAGGAATACTTGGGTGTTTGGTATATTTGGAAATTTCAACACCTTTAAGATTATGAAGAGGATTGTCAAAATCTTCAGGATGATCATTATAATAATATACAAAATGTAGAGATTCTGATGATTTATTTTCATATTTTTCAAAATCATGTTCAATAAAACTTTTGCCAGATGAGCAATTACCTAAAAAATCAACATCGCAAAAATTATTTTTAATTTTGTATTGTTTTGGTGAATCTAAGAAAGATTGTAGCAATTCTTCGTTAAATACTAAATCATCACCTGAACGCAAAACGCCATCCTTAATATCAAAAATTTCATAAAGATATTTTAATGCTAATACCAGTTTTTTTAATAAATGAAAATAAGAATCTTCGCATTTAATAGTCATAAAATTTCCTTCAAGTTTATAATCACTATCTAAAAATAAATCACCAATAACATATATTACTTTCCAATTTCCATAATTATCTTTAGGAAGTTTAAATTCTTTTAAACGCGTATTAAGATATTTGTGACAAGTTAATATTATAATAATTCCATCAACTTTAATCATTTGTATATTATTTACATGAATTGAATACTCTCTTATATCCTTTTTCTTTTATTTATTCATATTTGTATGAATCGCAAGAACATCATTATTATTATATGGATAATCGTGATACATATTAACCCAATGTATAAAACTTATTTTGTTATAATATAAAATATATGATACCGCACAATCTTCAATTGTGTAAGGATATGAATCCGTATATTCATCATAATGAAATATATTAAATTTAATATCATTTAAATGATTAATTAAAATATTACAAGATTTGTTAGAAATATAATACATTATACCACATGGACCAACAGGAATATGAGGACGCTTTGTATATTTAGAAATATCAACGCCTTTAAGATTATATAATGGATTATCAAAATCTTCTGGATGGCATATATAGTAATCAACCATAAAGTTATCATTTATAGTTGTTTTAATATCCGCGTCAGATATTTCATGTGACAATAAGCTCTTTCCAGATGGTGACCTACCTAAAAAATCAATATTCTCACAAATATCATTATTATTATCATATATCTTTCTTTTTTTGGGACTTACTAAGAAAGATTGTAGTAATTCTTCATTAAATATTAAGTCATCGCCACAGCGCAATACACCTTCTTTAATATTAAAATTTTCATAAATATATTTCAATGCCAGCACTAATTTTTTTAATAAATGAATATAAGAGTCTTCGCATTTAATAGTCATAAAATTTCCTTCAAGTTTATAGTCACTATCTAAAAATAGATCACCAATGACATATATTACTTTCCAATTCTCATAATTATCTTTAGGTAACTTCAAATGTTTTAATCGTGTATCTAAATGTTTATGACAGCTTAATACAAGAATAATTCCATCAATTTCAATCATAATTACATAATATAATTATTATGCTCTTATATATTATTTATGTAATAGCTCTTTTAATCCACCAATAAATTTTCCATTTTTAAATATCATGGGAAAATGATAATATGGTATTACTGTATATTGCTTAATAAATTTATAGAAATTATCACGTTCTCTACATGTTATTACAAATTTATCACAATCTATATTAGTGCTCTTTGACAATTTTATTTTTTTAATATGTTCCTTTGCCATATTACAATATTTACAATTTGAAATACTATAGATTGTATAATTTGTAATAGATGAATTAGTAATAGCAGGTTTTTTATATTTTCCTTCCATTAATATAATCTACTATAATAATAGATAATAACAAGTTATGGCAGCAGCTACAAGAAAAAGTTTGCGTATTATTGATAAAGCTACAAAGATAGCAAATCCTCCAATAACAAAGCCTGCTAAGCCTGCTAAGCCTGCTAAGGCTGCTAAGACTGCTAAGGCAGCCTTGACAGCAAAGACTACTAAAGCAAAAGCAAAAATAGCAATAGATGATGATGATGATGATGATGATGATGATGATGATGATGATGATGGTTTTGATTTAGAAACAGAATTACCTAAAAAAACAATTACCCATATTGCCCAAATTGCAATAGATAAAGAAACATATAAAATTGTAGACGAAGATTGGATAGAATTTTTTTGTGAATATTTTGTGTATATACAAAATAATATTAATTTATGTCTATCAAAAATTCATGGACTTAATCATCTTAAAATACAAGATTTATACAAAATAAATTTATCAGCAGGAGGTTTTGATGATGATTTTAATAATGAATTGAAACATAATTATAATATTGGATTATATGAAGAATTATTTAAACAATTTAAAGATGAAACAAATAAAATAAATAATTGCGATAGACTTAATTTATTATTATTATATATTGGAACTGCTATATTACGAATCGCAGATAATTATAAAAGAACATCAAAAAATGAATTAGTTGAATTTTATAGAAAAATAGCACTTATATTAGAACTCGCCGTATATCCTGAAATATTTTTATTTTATATGACAGATGATAGTAAAGGGCATACACACACTATAAATGGCAAATTTAAAGGACATCCAAAATATAATAAATATATGGGTATATGGATACGAAAGCAAGAGTTTTTAGGTATTGTAACACATAATAAAAAGGATTATTGGAAAAAATTTGATTCAGGATTAAGATTATTTATAAGGAATTATATTCGCAGATTAATTGTATATATGCGAACATATAATGTATCTTATCCATTAGGATATGAACTGCCATATAATTATAGCGAAAAACCAGCAAAAGTATTAAAGTATCCACTGCCTTATAATGGCGTTCACGTATATTCTACGCCTCTTGTTCATTATTATATAAATTTTGATGATTGGAAACATATTCCAAACATATTATTACCAAGAATTGCCCGACAAACTTCTTTGACTAAGAATTATATAAGCCCAGATAAATGGAAGAATCCGCCGCCTGGATGGTGGGTAGAGCGGGTAACAAAATTATTTGGTGGGGTTAAATGGTGGGATGTTTCTATAGAAAGAGTTGATGCTATACTAAGAGATTTAGAAGGGTCAAAGCAACTTGCCAAATGGATTAAATTAAATGGTATTGTAGAAGAGAATTATGAAGCTCTAAGTAAAATATGGGACGAAGAATATAAAGAAGAACAAAATTATAATGGTGATTATAACGGAGGCGATAGCTTTAAATTGTCTAAGTCTAAAAGACATAAAAGACAATTAAAAATAGTATCAGATAAAGATATCGCATTAAATCCAATGATACGTAAAGAATTAAAATTAAAATTAGAACAGTATTTTAAATTAAATATAGTTAAAGATAAAAATATGGAAGGATATTTAAGAGATGATACGTATATAGATAATTTAAATACTTCAATATTGTATTCTATGGAAAAATTTGCACATAATAAAATATTAAAAAATAATGCAACAATAAAGATTTTGAACGCTACTATATAACTGTGCGTTACTTACGTTACTTGCGTTAATATAAAAATTTTATTTTTTATTTCTCCATTCAACCCCTATTTTTTTCATAATTTCAGGAGCTGAATCATTTGGATATTTTTTACGTAGTTCCTTAAACATTTTCTTTACAAAGTTATTATAAGGAGTTAATTTGCGTTTTTTAGCACCACCAACATTTGCTGCGCAACTTGCTGTCATATATATAGTATCTATATATATATAATATAAAAAATTTTATAAAATCTTATTATAATATATTATATTATAATAAGAAATAAAAATATCAATGGATTGGAAGGATTGGAATCCAAAAGTAGAAAATTTTAAAAAAGTAGCAAATTTTAAAACTGTAAATTTAAATCTAAATGAAGGCACTCAATCGAAAGAAGAGCAGCCTGAATATTATTTTGATATTATAAATGGTAAACACATATATCCTGAATTATCTGAAAAAACATTAAAATTTTTACGTGGTGATGATGATGATGATCATGGAAGAGGTCCAGAAGATGATAGAAGAGATCCAGTAAATGTTGGAAGAGATCAAGCAAATAGTAGAACAAGACAACAATATAATGTATCTATAAGATATCCAGAAAATGATGGAAGAGGTCAAGCAAATAGTATAATAAGACAACCATATAATGTATCTAGAAGATATCCAGAAAATGATGGAAGAGGTCCAGAAAATGATGATGATGACATAGTATCAAGTAGTTATAGTAAAAGAGACCTTTATAGCGGAACACCTTTATTGAAAAAAAAGGGGTTTTTTCAAGGAAAAATAGATAAAATGTATAAAATTGGAAAAAAATTAGGTAAATTAGGTAATTTAGATACAGAAATTTTAAATTCTTATGTCGCAAAATTATTAGTATTGAAATATATTATTATCAAAAATGAATGTCTATTAAAATTAGCAAAAATAATATATCCTATACTTATGACTATATATCCTCCTAATAATGTTATTTCTAATAATGTTATTGTAGGAAATTTTTATAATGAAATGATAAGTGGAAAAGATAATAATACTGATCAAAATTATATATTTGTTGATGATGAAAATAAAACGTTTAATGTTGAGTTAAATATATTCACAAATTATATTGAATATATTATAAATAATCGCAAGAAATCAAAAGAAAAAATAAATGAAATAAAAACGTCTATAGAAAGTTTTAATAAGAAAGATATAAAAATTTATAATATTAAAAGCATTATAAATAAGCAAATTTCGTTTATATCAGAAAAATTATATTATTATATAACGGATTATATAATAAAATTATTTGAGCATGAACCAAATATATTAAACTTTAAAAAAAAAATTAATAAATATAAAAAGTTTAATGACTCAAATTATTTTAAATTTTTAAATGAAATAAAAAAAAATAAAGAGATGAATATAATGAAAAAATCTAATAATTTTGATTTTGATGTGGATGAAAAAAGTTCAAATAATATTATAAAAAAATTTATAAATAACGATACTGAAAAATTTTTAGATTTTATAAATGATATTATAGAATGTATGAAAGTTATATCATTATTCTTATATGGTAAGGACCAAAAAAAGCTAATGCCAAAACCACATCCAGATATAGATATGAAAATGTATTTTCATAGTACACAATTTGATATTATTACATTAATATCAGACTATATAAAAAACAAAGACAAATATTACTTATCTTTAAAAATTTAAATAATCTTACTAAAAAGTAAATTATTATATAATCCTTTATTTACAGAATCTGGATCATTATGTCTAATATAAGCTACTGCTTGTAAGCATGCGTCGCATAAATCATCTTTTTTTTTATTATTGTCAAAAATTTCGCATAAATAAGAATCATCTTTAATGTAATTTTTACATATTTCAATACTTGTTTGTTTATTCATCTTATATTTATCTCTGCGAAATCCTTTGGAATTTTTAGTTTTTTGAATTTCATCCATTTTTATTTGAATATCCGGTTTATATTCATGTGTTTTAGTCTTTAGGGACGCATTAACAAGTACCACATTTCCTATAATTTTATCCCAATATTTTAAAAGACTAAAATAACAATAAATAATATATTGAATAGTTTTCATCATACCATTTAAATTTGATGGCTGGTTTTCAATCAATACATAATCTATTTCATTAATTTCTCTTTCTTTTAAATAACCAATTATATTATCAAGTTCCATATAGATTCTCTCAGCTATATCATCAATTCCTTTAATATCCTTCTTTTTATCTGCCAAAGATATTATTCGCCAATCTAATATACTAATCTCTTCATCTGTCTTTTTTAAAATACAAAGGGCCAAATTTTTAATACCAATATCAAAACTTATATATATCATTTAACAGATATATATATTATAAAAGAAACATTTATATATGCGCGCCAGCATTCGCCAGCATTCGCCAGCATTCGCCAGCATTCGCCAGCATTCGCCAGCATTTGCCAGCATTCGCCAGCCTATAAACTTTTGTGTAGCATATTAATACTCTTCCGATTAAATGTTGTAATATTATGATGCTTAATCAATGTTGTCAAATTTAGCCAGAATGTATCATTGGTATACTTATTATTATATTTATTTATTTTTTTGTATTTTCTGTATAGCCATTTGTGTAATTTTTCTAATATTATTGTATTAGATGGGTTGTTTTTAACATACATTTTTTTATTTGTGATTAATTTTGAAACAAAATGCTTTAGCTCTGATATTTTAGCATATTCATGAGGGATATTTTCCCATAGATTATGAAACTTTAAATAATCATATGTTGGACAAATCAACAGATTATCTGTATAATCTATAAATGTAGGGTTATTATCTATAATGATTATATTATTAAGGATTGAATGCGTCTTTGGTTTTTTAATTGATTTTAATAATTGTGGCATAATTTTTATTACAGATTTTTTGAAATTACCTAAATTATCTTTGATACAATTATCTCTCGTAAATATAGGTCTGTTAAACTTAATATTATTTTGCTTTTCTATAATTAGAATTTCCTTATATGCCCATGTTTTCTCAGATGCTGTATAAATAAAAAAAAAACTATTTGGGAATTTCTTTTTCATTTCTGTCATAAATGAGGTAAAATGTGGTCTTAGTAATTTTGATTGCATATCATAGCAGTTATCAAGCATTTTATCACATAATGATTTATATTTTACAAGATTACCTAATTGTATAGTATTATTTTTTAATATTATATTCTTTTTGATTATCTCTTGTATATTATAAATATCACATTGATATGTACAATCTCCTATTATAGTTCCGTCTAAATCTAATAGGAATATATATGGTTCTTCATTTATATTCATTTATATTCTATATATATATTAGAATATATAATATAAATGTCAACGTCAAAATATTTACCTATACCTAGCACAGGTAACCAAAAAAAAGTAGAAATAGGAAAATATCCGCCTTTGTTTACGCCAAATTTTATGCAATGTACTCCAGAAGATTGGCAAGTAGAAATAGCCAAGGATAAACGAGATGGTCAAAATTATTATAATTATTTAGATACAAAAGATTTTTTTAAAGATGTAAATACAACAATAAAAGAAATATTAAGACAAAAAATGATTAAAGAATATGACTTTAGGCCTAAAGAAAAAGATATATTAACTCTGGTGAATGAATTGTCAGCATCAACATTTAAATATGGTTATGCTGGGGGTAATAATAGAACTCTTCAAAAAACTAAAAAAGTTGCTAAAGCTACAAAAGTATCTAAAAATAAAAAAAATGCGAAACCTATCAAAAATAATTTAAACAATAAGATAAAAAAAGGTGTAAAAGGAGGAGGAATGTTTTTTACAAGGAGATGTAAAAAAGATGATACCGCATTACAAAAAGGTCAACAAACACAAAAAACACAAACATTATCTCATGTAACCCCGACTGAAAACACGATTGAAAAACAAAGAGAAAACAACCAATTAATATTTAATTCTTTCAACTCAGATCCAAATACAAATATGGAATATGTTGATATAGATCCAAAAACTCATCAACTTATATACCAACAAAAAACGAGGTCAATGAGTACTCCACAATATTCATTTAATCAACTACAGCAGCTGCCTTATAGTATTAGTGGAATACCAGTCAATCCAGTCAATTATGCAATGCCTGCCACAGCGCATGCCACACCGTCCAGGCAAGCAGATAATTCCCCATTTCCGAGTGTAAATCCTGGCTCAATTACTGGCTCATTACCTGGCTCATTTACTGGTTCATTTCCTGGCTCAATTACTGGCTCATTACCTGGCTCATTTACTGGTTCATTTCCTGGCTCAATTACTGGCTCATTACCTGGCTCATTTACTGGTTCATTTCCTGGCTCAATTACTGGTTCATTGACGACACAGCCAGACTCACACTTCAAGTATGGTGTGAGAATTGATGATATAGTACGATCATATGGAGGTAAATTGTTTGATTTTAAAAAGTTTCTTAAAGCTACCAAGCCAACAAAACCTAAAAAACCTACTAAAGCTGCTAAACCTGCTAACCCTAAAAAACCTACTAAACCAACAAAACCAAAAAAACCAACAAAAGCTATTAAAATTAAAAAAACCAACAAAAGCTATTAAAATTAAAAAAACTACTAAAGCTACTAAAGCTGCTAAACCTGCTAAAGCTGCTAAACCTAAAAAAGCACCACTGAGAAAATTATAAATATAAAATTCATATATTATCACATACAACCTTCATTATTTTTTTATATAATTATAATATTCTATTATACTTTCATCTAAATCTAATATATATGGTTTTTCATATATATATATTAGAATATATATATATATATATATTAGAATATATAATATAAATGGCCAGTTTTGCTCCTCTAACCAATTATCCTGATCTCGGAAATGGAAACAATGCGACATTACATACTGAACAGCAATATTGTAAGACAAAATGTAATAAATATCTAAATAACCCTTCGTGGAAAGAGGGAGAATATACAGAAGTTCGTGGCCCCAATGGAATAAGATATGAAAGAAGAACTGGCGACCTTATACTCGATGCTATTGATGAAAATGGAAATTCTACACGAATACCGGACTATTCAGAATTTTTAAAAAATGAAAATAAGCATATTTCTAATTATACTCCCCCTCCATCCAACATAGTAAAACGTCCACCACAAGGCTGGGAGCTTGGTCATGAAGGACACTATTGGAATGAGCATGGTGTACGAACACCAACTCCGCCAAATCCGCCAAATCCGGAGCATTCACAAATGAGCGGCTCTGGAATATTTGATTTGAGAAGGTTTTTAAAAATATTTAAAGCAAAAAAATTTAAAACACCTACTAAATCTAAAACACCTGCTAAATCTAAAACACCTGCTAAACCTAAAACACCTACTAAACCTAAAACACCTACTAAACCTAAAACACCTACTAAATCTAAAACACCTACTAAACCTAAAACACCTGCTAAACCTATAACACCTACTAAATCTAAAACACCTGCTAAACCTAAAACACCTGCTAAACCTAAAACACCTACTAAATCTAAAACACCTACTAAAACAAAAATATAAGGAAGTATTATTTTTTATTATATATTAATAAATACATATAATGAGTAATCCTTCTATAATTTTTGAACAATTATCAATTCATGAAAAACAAGAAGGACCAGTAAATGAATTTGGTAACCGCACAGTGACTAACTCACCAATTACCTCACCGCAACCCACCTCACAGCAACCCACCGGACCCGATAATCCGGAATTGCAGAAATGGATGGATGTAGTTGAAAAAAATAGTTCTTTAGCTTTAAAAAGGATAGATGGTCCTTATAGTCCTACACCTACTTCATTAGGTGTAAGACAACAAAATACTATACTTGGACAACAAATTCAACCATTTTCTCATCAACCTCCTCATCAATCTTCTTATCAACTTTCTTATCAACCATCTCCTTATCAACCATCTCCTTATCAACTTCCTTATCAACCATCTCCTTATCAACCTCCTTATCAACAACCTCTTCAACTTCCTCAACAATTTTCTCAACAATTTCCTCAACAACCTCCTCATCAAATTATATCTTCGTCAACTTATCCAAAAAGAGAACAAGATTTATGTAAAGAAACATGTACCCCTTTTCTCAACAATCCTTCAGATGCGTGGGATGAAGGAAATTATTTTGAAGTTCATGGTATTGATGGAGGAATAAGATATGAAAAAAGAGATGCTAATGGAATTGTATTAAAAACCATAACCGTAGATGATAATGGAAATGTATTAAAATCCGTAGATGATAAACCCCTCATACATATACATGGTGGTAGAGTATTTGATTTAAGAAAATTTCTAAAAATATTTAAACATCATAAAGATACTAAAGCTACTAAAACTCATAAACCACCTAAACCACCTAAAGTTACAAAAACTCCTAAAACTCCTAAACCACCTAAAATTACAAAAACTCCTAAAACTCCTAAACCACCTAAAGTTACAAAAACTCCTAAAGTTACAAAAGCTCCTAAACCACCTAAAATTACAAAAACTCCTAAAGCTCCTAAAGATCCTAAAGCTCCTAAAGCTCCTAAAGATCCTAAAGCTCCTAAAGCTCCTAAAGTTACAAAAACTCCTAAAGCTCCTAAAGATCCTAAAGCTCCTAAAGTTACAAAAACTCCTAAAGCTCCTAAAGCTCCTAAAGCTCCTAAAGCTCCTAAAGCTCCTAAACCACCTAAAGTTACAAAAACTACTAAACAAAATCAAAAATACAAAGAGGTATTATTAAGATAATTAAAATCTAAATTTTTTTTATAAATTATTTTAAAAATATTACATGAATATTAGAATATACAATGAGTAATGATGAATCATTTGTGGCGGATATGAATAAAAGAATGTCAAACTATCATAAGAATAGTAATAGTTTAAAAAAATTTAGTTTAAAAAAATTAATTGTAAATCCAAAAAACAATAATGAATCTTCACTATATCAAACAATATTAAAATCAAATTCTGTATATAATAATGCTTACAAAGAACCCCTTAATGCGGAGTACAAACCATATCAAACAAGAATGGATAAAAATACTTTTTATAAAGCAGATAGGCTTCAAAATAATCAAATAAAGCAAAATCACCCATTTTTACAATATTATCATCAGTATCCACAATATTATAATCATGCCCTGCGACATTATCAATGGTATCCACAATATTATAAACAGCACCCCTCGCATTATCATAACCTGAGATATATTCAACCGCTCCCACAACAATATTATCCGCAATATATTCAACCAGCTGTTGATAATAAAAAAAAATTTCCAACACTTCATGAAAAATGTTTAGAATATGGATATAAGAAAGATAAAATAATATCACCGCGCATACATAATAATACATATAGGAAAAGAAATCCAACACTTGATGAAATATGTTTGGATAATGGATATTTAAAGAATTTTGCAAAAACAAAAACAAAAACAAAAACAAATAGTAAAATTACAAGAGTATTAACATTAGGAGGAACTAAACCACAAAAAGCTAAACCACAAAAAGCTAAACCACAAAAAGCTAAACCACAAAAAGCTAAACCACAAAAAGCTAAACCACAAAAAGCTAAACCACAAAAAGCTAAACCACAAAAAGCTAAATATACTTAAATATATAGCTCATTATTATCTGAAAGTCTTAATTTATTTTTATTATATAATATTTCTTTTCGTTTATCAATATATTCTGCCATACTGCTAAATCCATATAATATCATTTCATTAATTTGTTCTATTGATATATCTAAACGTACTCCTTTTTTATTAACAATAATGTTCATAGAATGTATCATTATAGTATTCTTAGGCATAAAATAATAATCCTTCTCTTCTCCTTTTATCTCGTTAATTGTTACTTGGTTAACACGTAGTATTTCAAACATTTTACATATTTGTCTTAATATATAAAAAATATTTATTTTACTATTAGTTGGTACATACTCTTTTTTTTCTTTATATAATACCATTCCAATTATATTTTCTTTTGATACATGTGAAAATATTTTTATAGGAAAATTATTTGTAAATCCCCCATCATAATAATATTCACCTTCAATTGCTATAGGATTAAATATCAATGGAATAGACATGGAAGCTTCACACGCAGTAAATACAGATACATCTGGAGTATCTTCAATAGAAAAAATACGATTTTCACATCTATTTATATTTGTTGTTGAAAAATATAAATTTATTCCAAACTTTTTTGAGGCATCTTTAAATGTTATATCTTTGATACCATGATATTTAGTGCGTATTTTTTTTCTTAAATGTTCCATAAAATTACTTATTGAAAATAAACCTAAATGAGAAATAATTTTATAATAATTTTTAGTGGGAACATAGCATAAATTATTATCTGCTTTAGATATATAAATAATTTCTTCTATTTCTTCTATTGTTAATTTAAATGTAATACATAATGCTACAAATGAACCAATGGAATTTGCTGCGATATGAGTAATATTTTTATGTAAGTTTTCTATATATATATATCTAAGAGCGCCTATAAATATTACACCACGCATACCTCCTCCTGATAAAACAAGATGCGTAATATTTAATTTATCCATTATATATTACGTAATTTATAAAAGATATTATATAATCAAAATATAATAATCTTTATATATTTGAATTATATTCGCAAATATCCACATTATAATATATTAGTGCCTCTTTTGCCGCATTATTCTCAGCTTCTTTTTTATTATTACCAGTTGATGTAGCAATAATCGCATTGTTTCTATCTTTTATACAGTATGTGAATTCACGGATATTATCTTTCATTAATATCTTAACTTCATAAAACTTTGGTATATCTTGAAGATTATGCATCATATAAGAAACAAGCATATCTTTGTAATTATTTTTAATTCTAATTAATTCACAAAAATCAATATAATTTTCTATTATATAAATCATAAAACTCTCGACAATGAAATAGCCGGCGCCTGTAAAAGGTGATATATTAATACTATTTGGAAGTTGGACCTTATCGCTTTCAGTTTGAAAATCAAGAAATAGAGCACCAATAAATGCTTCAAATATATCTTCCATTATTTTAAAATTATTTCTACCGCCTGATTCTTCAACTTGCTTAGATATTATAGCAAACTTAGGGAAACCTATTTTATCAGATAAATAACCAAGCATTCGACCATTGACTATTTTTGTTCTAATTTTTGAAAGAAATCCTTCATTTTGATCAGGAAACCTATTATACAAATAGTTGGCAACAATCATGCCTATAAGTGAATCACCCAGAAATTCAAGGCGTTCGTAAGACATATCTTGAAGAGGTAAGCAATCATTAGGGCAGTTAATATTACTTTTATCAAAATCAATATTTTTCATAGTACAATATGATTTATGAACAAACGCAACGCGATATAAATCAATATTTTTAAACTCAATATTATTCAACCCATTATTATTAAATATTTCTTTTAAGTCATTACTTTGCATAAGAATATTTTTATTATTATAGGGTTGATTAATAATCTCAATATCCTTTGTTTTGTTATGTATACCCTGAATACGTTTCATTTTAATAAAATACTATAGGTAAGTATTAATATACTAATATCTTAATATCTTAATATCATTTTTTTATTATATAAATATTAATTGTTTATTTCTTTTAAATAGAATAAAATAGAATTATATATAGTATAATGGATGATTTTATTATTCAAGGAACTGAGCCAATTATTAAAGTTGATTCATTAGGTATTGGTATTAATACAATAGGGGATCTTCAGCGATTAACATTATCAGATAATGAATATTTAGTCGTAGGCGATAGAATGGGTACCGCAAATTATAATAATAATCAATATGATACTAAATGGAATATGTATGTTAATCATGAAGGAGTTGCTATAAATACTTCTCGTAATATAAATTCTAATTATAGGGAACCTAATACATCACTTTATATTAATAGAAATATACAATGCGATGGTATAATTAAAGCTCACGGTATACAATTTAGCAATATATCTATTAGTGGCGATATAAGTAGCAATACTGTAACAGACCTCATTCATAGTATGAATACACTTTCACAATCGCAACCATTTAAGGCAGGAATTGTAACATATTTTGATAATTTATATGATATCCAATATCCTGTTAATAATTTATATACACCAAACTATATTACATTAGGAGGCTTAGTAGATACAGCCTATAATCAGCATCCTTTAAATATAAATTCAACGCCTAATAATGATTTTAATAATATACATTTGGCGCTTAGGAATGATACGTATAACACAGCAACACAAGAATTATCCAAATTTAGCATTGGTATTATTGGAGGAAGCAATATATCACCTGCTGTTATTTCAACAACAAAAGGTATGCCATTAGAATTTCATGTTAATAAATCATCAGAAGAAATTAATTCATTATATAATAGGAATGCTATTCCTTCTTATTTAAATGACTCGCAATATGCTGCGATGACTATTGACAATAATGGAAATGTATGTATTGGAAAGAATGTAGCTGATTTCATAACCTATAACAAAAATATATTGAATAACGGTGTTGTAGCAAATGTAGCAGTTAATAAGCAAACGCGATTAGATGTGCGAGGAACTGCTAAATTTGATGATATTGTTATATATGATAATTTTGCAAATGATTATAAGCATATGGATTCAATATATGTTCGCGCGGAAAGTATAGGAATTATTAGACCATCGCAAATAACAGCTGGTATATTTTATGGTAGTAATTATACATTTAATGAAATATCTGTAAACAATGCGATAAATTCTAAAAGCATGACTATTTCAGATAGATTAGATGTTTCTTCTGTATATGCTAACAATATTGATGTTAATAATAAAGCTATTTTTAGGGGCAATGTTGATTTTATAAATACAGATACATTATCTATAAATAAATTAAATATCACAAATGATTTATTAATTGGAGGTATTCGAATCAACCCTATAAATATTGATGACGAGACATTGGGATATACAACGCTAAGTAGCACAGATAATGGCAATGGTAGTAACTATTTTTTTACATATGTTCATAGTAATATAGCAAATCTTGATGCAAATCGCAATATTAGTTTTCCAAATAAATTAAGTGTAGGGGCTAATACAGGCGAAGGGTTTACTGGTGTTGTTAATGTATATAAAACGACAAGTTCAAATAATAATTTTGAAGTTATTCTACAAGAAAAAGTAAATACTGATAAATATATAGCAAAAATTGGGCATCTTTCTTATTTGAATTTTAATGATAATAGTTTAATAATAAATACTAATAATGTGGAAGGTAAAAATCATAATATTTATTTCTATCCATCATATGATATATCAAAATTACAAAATAATGCTTTTCTTCCTAATTTTACAAATACCCCTCCTATGTTATCTATTACAAATAATGGTGTAGGAATAAATGTAAAGGCTCCTCATGAAGGAATTCATTTAGATATCAATGGTAAAATTTCAGCAACAAATTATTTTATATATAAGGATGATGTTATTACAAAAATGTCTGGTTTTGTTCATAATAATTACAAAAATTTTTATAATATTTATAATGAGAATACTTATAAATATTGTATAAATTATGACAATAATAATTCATATACATCAAAAATGCATGGATTTAATGTTAAACAAGGTATTAATAGTGACTTATATTATCAAAATGATCAGCTTATAGAAACTTTACAAGTTACTAATAATCTGGATGCGTTTTATACAAATAAAAAAATAGCTGTTGGTTGGAGCGGCGAAGATGTTAAGCTGCCTTTACAAATACGCAATACAACTATTGAAGATTATAATTATTCAGTTATAAGAATATATAGAGGAGTACGCGGCGGAGGTCTTCATAATAATGCCGATTTTAGTGGAATTGATATATGTGAATATGACAGAGATTTACAGGCAAATAGAAATTTTGAAAAATGGTTTATTTATAAAAATCATAAATTCAATGATATAGATTCGCGAGATATAAAAAGAATTGGTCCACTACAAATTGGATATACTGATAAAACACAAGATCCAACTACATTTGGTATGTCAATGTATTATAATACTTTAAATTCAAATTATCATGTTGATTTTAATAATCCGAATATATCTTATGATTTTACGAAAGAAAAACAGAATGTAGCTGTTTCTATCTATGGTGATTTAGATGTATATGGAAATGTAAATATTATAGATAATAATAGTAATAACTTTAATTTTCGCCTTAAAAAAATAGAAGGTCTTGCTGAATTATCTAAATATATTGATATTGTTTCAGCATCTAATATTATATATAAAAATCTAATTGACCATGATGATATTGAATATTCAGGTAAGAATATTATTTTTAAGCCGATACAGTCAATAATAGTAGATTCAATTATAAATACTGATATCCCTTTTGTTGTTAAGCAAAATAATGATGAATTATCTGCTGCTAAATTTATTACATACTCAAGTAATTTAATATGTTCATCCGCAATAGAATTAGGTATTTATAACAACAATAATTATACTACAGGATATGATGATTACCATGAAAATATTAAGAATATGGTACAAATTCGTGTTTCTTCTAAGAATACAAGTAATACTAATTTAACATTTAGTTATTTTAATAATATTGAAAATAATGACATGTATAATCCATTTGTAGAGTTTAACAATAGTTTTACAAAAACAAATATGCATTTAGGTCAATCTCATAATGATTTTAATAGTAACATAACTTTACACATTGATGATGATAATAAATGTGGATTACAAATAACTAATACTGATAATCCAATAAAAATAAATTTAGTTAATATTGCTGGTTCCAGCAATAAATACAATATATTATCAACGGGTGGTATTAATAATAATTATAAATTTACAATAGATGTAGCAAATACTGCTGCTAATCGTGAGCCGCAAGAAAATGACTTGCGCAATATATTAACAATTGATCCTTACACGTCTCTTAATAATTTGCGAGATGGTGTAAGATACGGTTTTAATGATCCGACCCCGCTTGAGTCAATGTCTATCAATAGCGAATATAATGAACAGATTATGTCAATTAATGCGAGATATACAAAGGATTATATTTATACTATTGGGACTATTAACACCAGCAATTTAGAATTAACTCTACCGCGTAGTACTAATTATTGGAATAATTTGAATAAAACATATGATACAAAATTTAATTATACTATTTCTAACACGTTTATACCTAATTATGACAATTATGGTAATAAATTAGATAGTAACAATGCGATAGTTTATAAAACTCTAAATAATGTAAAGCAAATATCATATTTATCTATACATTCCAATGTTAATTTAAAGGTTATATTTAATAAAAATAATGCTACCATTATCAATAACAATTATATTCCCAGTTATATTAACAATACTATTACAGAATATACACCTGATTTCAGAGTTGATTTTAATGATACCGAGATAAATTCTGACAGTAGATATCTATTTAATATATCAGCGTCTTTGTCGGACCCAGATAATACAATAATAAATTTAAATAATAAAGAGATTATTAATAATCCAACTTCTAATATTTTTAATATAACTTTAAATAATAATATTATAAATAGTAATTACAACTTTTCATGTATTTTTAATAATAAATACAATTTTCCATCATATTTATCTGGTATTACTACAAGTAACAGATTATTTACATCAAATTATAATACAATATTTGATAATGTTACAGATACAACAAGTAATATTGTAACACTTACAAATGAGATTTATACATATTTTCCACGAGTTACATTGAATCATCATATATCAGAAGTATATGTAAATAAAAATACAATAAAATTGGATGATATTAAAACAATATCTAATTTATATATAAATGCTATAACATCAAATATTGTGCGTTATAATACTGCTTATGAGTATGAGGGTAAATTCGTAATATTTAGAACAAATTATTTAAATATCAATAGTTCTAATATTGTTCCAAATACACTTTCAAATAGCAATTATTTTGTTGGTTATAACTCTAATATTATTTATTATGATGATGGAGGGACATATAATAATATATCTAATATATTAAAATTAAATACATCTAATGAGTTTATAAATGATAGATATAATACTGAGTTTATTTATGCGAGTTCTAATATAGAAATCAAAGATGAATTTATTAAATATGGGGCAACTTTAAGTAATCTTATTATTATTGATGAATATTACAAAAAATATATTATAGATAGTAATATAATTATACAACATACCAGCTATAATAAACAAAAATTGGGCCCTCATATAATATTAAAAACTTCTATAAGAGATGATTATATTGATAGAGGAACAGAACAGAATGAAATATTAAGTTATGATGGAAATTTAAGATTTAATTATAGATCGGCAATATTTGAACATCCACAATTGCTTATAGATAGGCTTGGTAATGTTCAATTTTATGGTAATATTAGCACAAATAATGATTTATTTATAAGTGGAAGAATATTTGATATTAATGGCTCAAATATTATTGAAGACCTTGACAAAAAAATAATAAATCTGGATAATAAAAATTTAACTTCAATATCAGATACAAATATTCAATTAGTTGCGAGCATAGAAACTAATAAATTAAATGCGAGTAATTATGTATTATCTACAAGTAATAATCTGATACATAGAACAGACCTTAATGATCTTAATAGTAGTAACTATATATTCTCTTCAAGTAATAATCTAATAAATAATATTAAAGAGAATGATGACAACTCAAGTAACTATGTATTATCTTCAAGTAATAATCTGATAAATAAGATTAAAGATAATGATGATAACTCAAGCAACTATATATTATCTTCAAGTAATAATCTAATAAATAATATTAAAGAGAATGATGATAACTCAAGCAACTATATATTATCTTCAAGTAATAATCTGATAAACAAGATTAAAGAGAATGATGATAACTCAAGTAATTACATATTATCTTCAAGTAATAATCTGATAAACAAGATTAAAGAGAATGATGATAACTCAAGTAATTACATATTATCTTCAAGTAATAGTATTTCAATAAGAATAAATAATTTAACAACTGATCAGATTACAGAAAATTTAAATGCTGCTAATAAATTTATAGTTAATAATAGTTATAATAATGACCTTCTTGTTAATGGAATATTAACTATTAATTCTAATTTAATAGTTCTTGGTGATAGTACGCAACTTGATACAACAGTATATACAACAGAAAGATTAGAAGTAGTTAATGCTAATAATACCTCTGTTGCTTTATTTGTACAACAAAATACTAATGAAAGAGATATCTTTGTCGCTTCAAATATTGACACTGTTGTCTTCAAAATAGCAAATAATGGAAATGTTAATATTGTTGGCAATTATTTAAAAAATAATAGGGATGTTGTATTGGATACAAGCAATTATATATTAGCTACTTCTAATATATTATGTAAACAAGTCAATGATGACTTAGCTACAATTAATGATACACAGAGTATTAATGACCTTAATAATAGCAATTATGTTTTGGTAACAAGTAATATTTTACTATACACAATTAATAATTTGAAATCCCCATGGTTAAATGGAGATAATAATCTCGTGTATACTCTTAGTAATATATCAATAGGTTCAACATGTAATTTAGATAGATTAACAGTTGACGGTGGTATTATTGCTTCAGGTGGAGTAATAAGTTCATTTTCAGATAATAGATTAAAAAATCATACTTCAAATATATCTAATCCAATAGATTTAATTAATAAATTAAATGGTTTTCATTATATTCCTAATGATTTAGCATATCATTATGGTTTTAATAGAATACCTGACATTGGTCTAAGTGCTCAAGAAGTACAACATATTTTGCCTGAAATTGTTAAAATCGCACCATTTGATATGAAGCGCGATGACTATAATAATATAGTATCTAAAAGTGGTGATAATTATCTAACAATCTGCTATGAAAAACTGGCGCCATTATTTGTAGAATCTATAAAGGAGCTTAAAAAAGAAATTAATGAATTAAAACGCGAAGTCGCAGAACTTCGTAATAGTATTAAATAATAATTTGATTATAAATTATATGATGTGATAATTTTATTATTTTTAAACAGTTTTCATATATAAATCTAAATCTGTTTTTGTTTTTAACTCATACCTTTTACCTATAAATATTAAATTTTCTTTTACTGTTAAAATTGGATCTTTATAATGTTCATCAAAAAAACTTATATATTTTAAATATATTCTTTCATCACTTTTTGGAAGTATAATTATATTCCTATCTTTTTTTTCAGTTTTTATATTTGCAATTAAATCTTTATATATTGCTGATAAAAATCTATCTACTCTTTTAAATTCTTCTATATCTTTATCATTTGGTTGAGGTAATATAAATAGTGTTTTGTTTTTTATTATTTTAGCATTAGATTCATTTAAATTAGAAAAATTTTGATAATAATCATAATAATCATCATAGAATTTCATCTGTTCTTTAGTTAAATAGTATCGTCTACGTTCACTTTCCATGTTAAGGTCTTCTCCTTTCTCAAAATTATCTTGTAAATAATAATAAGGACCACTACTTTCAAACTTAAAGCCTTGTAATATATTTTTTTTATATTTATCTTTCCCCAGAAACTCATCTTTTATATCCCCAGCAACACTAACTTTTTGATCTTCATATTTTTCTATATTTAAATCTTCCTCTTCTACAACAGCTGGATATCCATATTTCATCATATCTGTTGCGCCATGATGGTCTTTAAAGTATTTTACAGCAGCATCTTGCAGAAAATTTGCCTGATACATATTCAAATATAAGGCCATCGATCCGTCATTTCTTGCTATTTCTAAATTTTTTTAGATTTATAACCGAAGTAAGCAGATGGTATTTCACCAATTAGGAGTATTTCTTGTAGTTATGCTACAGGTTTAATTGGATAATATGTAGAACCATAGGAATGAGTCATTCCTTTGGCTGCATTATCCCAATATGCTCTTTTATTTGTTTCATTAATCGTTTCTTTTTGTTTGCTTTTAATCTGCCATTTATTTATAATATCTTTCCAATCAAATTGATCTGTATCAAATTTATTATCATCCGAACCTTTCCATCCTTCATTTAGAAGTATTATTATCCATATTCTATCTGGGATATTGCCTTTTTCTAATCCAGTTATTGATTTCTGTGTTAATAGATATAAATAACTTACTCGGCTCATAGGATCTGTTTCCGATGCTCCTGATGATATTAACCCCACGCATAAGTTCAAGACGGATTTTTTTCAGCAGCTATTTCAAGTGAGTATTGCCACTCTAATAAATAACTTGGTATTTCCCCTATTGATCTTATTTCCTGGTGTTTACTTTCACTTGTAAGATCTGTTGGTTTGTGACTATATGCTGTGGTTTTTCTATAATTTTCTGTCTGCGCCACATTAGTATAATTTTCTTGCCATTCTTTTTTAATCCAATAATCTTTATTTTTCTTTTCTTTCTTATCATAGGCTTCTTCTTCTTTCCTAACTTTATCAGGGTTAGTAGCTCTTTCGTTAGCCCATCTTGCTAAATTAGTATTATATTCAATATACTTTTTATTCCATCCTTCAATTATATTTTTCCTTTCTTCTGCTTTTAATGAATACCTATTGTTTCCACGCAAGCTTTTAATTCTTTCCCATATATGATCAGGAATATAACGCTGGAAAATTCTTTCTATTGTTCCGTCTTTATATTTTAGACTTAAAAATTCTATCAAATTTTCTTTTGTCGGCAGACCCTTTGAACTTAAAGGTAAATTTGGATCAATAATTTTATTAGTATCATTAGTATCATCATTTAATATTACTTTTTCTTTCAAATTTTTTGTAGTTGCATCCAATGATGTTATTTGCATTTCTGATGGTGGCATTGCTGCTGTTACTGATTGTGCTTTTTGTGTTACTATTACTGAAGTTGTTTCATTGCCATAATGACTATCTCTGTCATCATCATTTTGATTAATTAGTAAGTACTCATTATTTTCTATGTTTTGGTAGTATAGATAATCTCTATATTCATTTTCCGTTAATTTATTTATTTTATCATCATCGATTGATATTCTAAATTTATTTTTGCTTGAATCTAATTTTTTTCTATTATAAAATATATATCCATATATTGTATTTGTAAATATATTTGTTGTTACGCGAGTAGCTTCATAATTATCACCGGGAACTTGACATAGATGTAATATTGATATTATATTTTTATTTTTTTTTATATTATCAAAAAAATGTTCAAGGATTGCTATATAATAAGCTGTAACTAATTTTTTATAGTTTTCATGATTTTCGATGAAATATGGTGTAAGTTGTGATTTTGCTTCCCGATTAAAACCCCAACCTTTTAGATGATATACTCCATCAATATTAAAACCATAAAATTTAAAATTTGGATAAGTTATATAAAATGTAGCTCCTGTATATTTGGTTGCTTCTGAATAATTATTTTTTTTAATAAGATTATCTAATGTAGTATTATTATTATTTTGTAAATTATCATTAAATACAAATGTATCTTGTAAATGTCCAATATGATAAATAGGTTTGTAATTATTAACATCAAAAAATCCTATATTAAGCTGATTATTATATTTATTAATTTTAGCTAAAGCAGCATTTGTCCCTCCTCCACTTTCATCCAATTCTTTATTAGCACCATTTGATAGATAAAAAAATGTATTATTTTTTTGTCCACCTGATTTTTTAAGCAAATTATCATAAAATATGGGATCTTCCATATGAGATTTTGAGTTATTATCCGTATATTTATTTTGTATAACATTAGGAAAGTTGTAAGTAGTAAGTTCTTTAATATCTGCTGCTATTGATGGTGATATTGGTTGTGCTATTGATGGTGATATTGATTGTGCTATTGGTTGTGCTATTGATGGTGATTTTGATATATTATTATCATCTACATCTTCCATCATATTTTCCTCATCATCCATATCATGTTTGCCTTCACCTTCTAAATCATATATTGCTTTTCTTAATAAATTTACAGTGGAAATAGCATTTTCATATTCTGTTTTTGCCATTTGAGTTTCAGATTCTTTTTGTTTTGCGTTTATAATTATTTGTCTTATTTTTTCATCCTCTTTCTCATTTTCAGTAGCTTTAATTCCTGCTTCTTTTTTTATTCTTTCTTTTAATTTTATTTCTGCTTTATCTTCTATATCTTTAAGTTCTGCTCTAAAATTTTCTATATCGTCTTTTAATATTTTTATAAATTCTATATCAAATCTTTCTTTATATTTAGATTTAAATTTATCAATAAAAATATCATGTATATTTGAATATATTTTATATAATTTATTTTTAAATTCTTTTAAATCACTGTTAGTAATTTCATATGTATCTTTATTTATAACATGTAAATTTTTATAATAAAATTTTTTTAAGAAATTATAACTTAAACCATACATAATGCTTTTATTTGAAATTAACATAATATCTATCTGAAAACCATGTATTGTATCTGCTATTTTATCTTTATTATTTATTAAAATATATATTTCTAAAATTCTTTGTAGAAATTCTTCTAAATTAGAAATAACTATCTTATATTCGTTTTTAAAATTTTCAATTACAGGATTAAGTTCTTCTATATCTTTTAAATATTCATTATTAAATCCTTGTATTTTGTATTTAAATTTTGAATATTTTTCATTAATTTTATCAATATTATTAATCATATAATTTATCATTGTTTCGTATTCATCATTATTAGTAATTTTTTGACTTAATTCAGTATAATTTTTTATATCACTATATCCAATGCTAAATTCACCAAATTCATCATCAATAATATGGAAATCTTCATATTCAATAATATTTATCAAGAATTTATTTATTCTATTAATATCAAAATTATCACATAAATATATTAATTCATTAAATTTATAATATAGATCTGTAAACTTTTCTGTATATTTTTTGTATTCTGTTAAATGTTCCATTATATTTATTTAAATTACTTAAATTCCTTTAATATATATTAATATATATTAAATTATCAAATATCAGCTATTAGTATTTAATTATTATATTAAATATAAAAAATATGATAATATTAACCCCACGCATAAGGTCCAGACGGATTTTTTTCATAAGCTATTTCATCTGTTTTTTCATCAGCTATTTCAATTGAGTATCGCCACGCTAAAAAAAAACCTGGTATTTCCCCTATTGATCTTATTTCCTGGTTTTTACTTTCACTTGTAAGAGCTGTTGGTTTTCTACTATATGTTGTTGTTTTTCTATCATTTTTTGTCTGCGCCACATTAGTATAATTTTCTTGCCATTTTAATTATTTAATTTTATTAAATCTTTTAATTTTTTGTTTATAAGCTTCACCACCATTTAAAATTTGAAAATCCATTTATGGTATTTAATATTTTTTTACCATTGCTATGAATCATAATTGCAGCTTTATTTTTAAACTTTTTTAGGTTATGTTGCTTCTTCTTTTTTTCAATATAGCAAATATATCCTGATTATAAATATATTTATTATTTATTTATATATATCTGAACCAAGATTTTCTGGAATTTAATATTTTTTTACCATTGCTTTTAAACCTAAATATTTTGTGATAAAAACAACTTATGTCATATTCCTCCATTCTTTTATATTTTTCCCTTTCTCTTCTAACTTTATCAGGTTCTGTTTTTTCTTCTTCTTCCCATTTTGCAAATATTTCCTGATCATCAGTATATTTAACATTCATTTTATCAATAATTTCACCTTTTTTAGAACCAATATAGTTAATTCCTAATGTACTAATTAAATACCATATATTATCAGGAATATTACGCTTATACCACCTTTTTTTAGAAGGCTTATGTTCATAGTAATAATCTTCTTTATTTATTTTTGGATTATTAGCGCTTAATGGTAGTGGATATGTTTGGTATGTTGAATTATGTACACTGGATAGTCCAAAGCGCGGTGTGAAGGTCTGTGCGATGGGCTGTGCGAAGGGCTGTGAGTGAGGCTGTGAGAGAGGCTGTGGGAAGGGATATGCAAAGGTCTGTGCGATGACTGGCTGCGAAGTACCTACATTAATACTGTAGGGTTGTGGCCAAGTACCTCCATAATTTAAATGAAGTGATGATCCAGTGTCTATAGTAGAATTGCTACGTCTACGCACTTGATTACTCATTAGAGAATTGCGAAGGGAATTTCTATGCGATACACCTTTGTGTACTGATTGTGTATTTACATTTGACTTTTTGCGATTTGTTGACTTTTTCTTAGAAGGAATATATAAATATTCTTTATTTATAAATTTATCAATATGTTTTTTATATGTTAAATTACAACCATGTATATTGATAGTAGAATCATCACTCATGTTATAACATCTGGATAAGAAGCTAATAATTATAGGACTTTCTCTACTTAAAAATTTTTTGGTAAAAGGGTTTTGCCATTTACCTAAACCACCATTATATAGAAATTCTAATAGAGAATTACAATGCTCTTTCTTAATATTTCTAAAATTTTTATTAATTGTTTTGACATTTTTAAATTCTGGGTTTTTTGTCAATGAAACAGTATTAATAACTTCTGTTGGCATTTACCTTCTATATAAATATGAATAAATATAAATATGAATAAATATAAATATGAATAAATATAAAAAAAATAATAATAGCATATATTTATTTGATATAATAAAGATATTATTTTAAATCGCGGGTTCAGTATTAAGAGCCTTACTTTCATTCCAATTAATAGCTGCTTGTTTCATTAGATCCTTTCTCTCTTTATCAGGAAACTCAATAATTAAACGGGCCATCTCATCTTTAATATAAAGATTATACTTGCTTGGTTGTTTCTTAATAACTACACCATCACTATCTATCTTAATAGCACGTTTTTTACTTTGCCCAGATTTTAAAGCATCTTTAAAAGCAGTTATGGAAGCTTTTTTTGTATCATCAAGAGTATATTCAATTTCATCATTAAATGCTAATAGTAGAAATTCCTTAATTTTTTTACCAGGTATATTTTTTGAAGAACTCATTATATTTACTTATATTACATTAAGTTTTATATAATTTTATATATATTAATATATATTAAAGTAATTTAAGTAAATTTTAAATGGGTTGGTCTGAATACAAAAACTATACAGATAAGTTTTCAGAACTATCTAATATATATGATGAATTAATATATTTATGTGATAAATTTGATATCAAAAAATTAGATAAATTCATAATAAATATTATTGAAAATTATGATTTTTTTATTTTAGAAGATGAAAATAGTGAATCTGGTAATGGATATAGTGATTTAGAAGATCATGCTAAATTAAGTAGAAATATTCTTAAAAGTGATGAATATATTAATATGATAGAATACATAAATGAAAATTTTTCAAAAATATACGAAAAATATACATTATTTATAAATAAAATAGATATTTTGACATCTATATATTTAGAAGATGTTAAACAGATTAATATATCTATAATTGAAAATTTTAAAAGTACATATAATGATGTTATTTCTAAATTAGAATTATTAGAACATAGACTTTCATTAATACCAAATAAAAATTTTAAAGTAAATGAAAAAAAACAGGTTTTAAATTTAGATGTTTTATTAATTCCAAATAAAAGCATTATGTATGGTTTAAGTTATAATTTTTTTAAAAAATATTTTTATAAAAATCTACATGTCTTATATACTGAAACATATGATATTACCATAAGTGATCTAAAAAAATTTAATATGAAAATTACTAAGATTTATTTAAATGTATACAAAGAGTTTATTAATACATTAATTAATGGCAAAGCAATAAAATTTAATGAAGAATTTATAAAAGACTTAAATAAAAAAATAAAAAATTATAGAGATGGAACTAACTATATAGAAGAGCAAGCTTCGCAAATAATTTCTGATAAAAAAAATTTGGCAAAACGCGAAGACGAAGAAAAAAATATGAATGAACAAGAAGCATTACAAATAAAAGAAGAAAAAGAAGAAGCTGCTGCTAAAAAAATTACATTAATACAAAAAAATATAGCACAAAATCAAAGAGATGCTAAAAATATCACAACTAAAAATAATGAAATATTAGAAGAAGAATTACAAAAATTAAAAGAGGAAAAAAAACAATTAGAATCTGAATCAGCGTCTGTCGCAAATTCTGATTCAGACTCAAATTTGAGCTCAAGGTATGATTCTGATAATAAACATAAACGTGAGTCTGAGCTTGGACCTGAACCTGAATCTAATCCTCAAAAAAATATATTAGATGAAAATAATCATTTAGTTAAACAACTTATTACTCAATTAACAGGTTTCACAAACATAGCAAAAAATCCTAATGCAGGTACACTTGGGTTAGAGCCTAATTTACATGAAATTTATATACAACATAAAGATTATTTTGATAATAGATTTGATTCTATAAAAAATTTAATAAAATTAAAACATAATGCAAATTCCCCTCCTCCTCCTCAACAACAACCACAACAACAACCACAACAACAACCTCAACAACAACCTCAACAACAACCTCAACAACAACCTCAACAACAAAATCGACAACAAAATCGACAACAAAATCGAAAAAAATACTTTTTTTTTCGAGCAAGTAATAATATAAGACAATTTCAGCGTAATATTCCTGATATTATATGGAAAAGAATTAATGAATACGGACTTCCTATGACAACAAGGTACCAAGAACGAGAAGGTATTATAGAATTATGGAATAAAAAATATACTGAAGAAAAGGAGATGTTAGATAAATGGAAAGAACAAGAAAAAACAGAACCTGCTAAAGTTCAAAAAGAAAGGGAAAAATATGACAATGAAGAAAAGAAAAAGAAAAAATATTGGGATAATTTACAAAAAAATGATCTCTCAGGAGAGAGTCTTAATGAAGAAATTAGATACATTGGTGAGATACCGGATTGGTTAAGTGGATTTCAAAATTCATGGTCAAGAGCTTCTATAGCAGAGGGTGAACGAGTCTCACAAAGTAAGGATATTGAAGATCTCCCAATGTTAACCGCAGCAGAAATTTTAAAACAAAAAATTGAGGATGATTCATTTAAAACAATTGGAACATATTTTACGTATGATAATAAAAGAATATACAAAAATTGGGATAACAATGAGGAGGTAACATTACCAAATGCTTCATCCGATGCAACTATAACAAGTATTCCACCACGACCATACTTTTTGTTCCCATGGTAGTGAAGCTTATAAACAAAAAATTAAAAGATTTAATAAAATTAAATAATTAAAAAGACATAATATATCATATAAAAAATAACAAACATTTATGATTGCTCTTTTATTATTTTTTTATATTTATCTATATTTATATAGAAGGTAAATGTCAACAGAAGTTATTAATACTGTTTCATTAACAAAAACCCAGAATTTAAAAATGTCAAAACAATTAATAAAAATTTTAGAAAGATTAAGAAAGAGCATTGTAATTCTCTATTAGAATTTCTATATAATGGTGGTTTAGGTAAATGGCAAAACCCTTTTACCAAAAAATTTTTAAGTAGAGAAAGCCCTATAATTATTAGCTTCTTATCCAGATGTTATAACATGAGTGATGATTCTACTATTAATATACATGGTTGTAATTTAACATATAAAAAACATATTGATAAATTTATAAATAAAGAATATTTATATATTCTTTCTAAGAAAAAGTCAACAAATTGCAAAAGTCAAATGTTAAATACACAATCAGTACACGAAGGTGTCTCGCATAGAAGTTCCCATCTTATTTCTCTAAGGAGTAATCAAATACGTAGACGTAGCAATTCTACTATAGACACTGGATCATCACTTCATTTAAATTATGGAGGTACTTGGCAACCAAACCTTATACAACAACCGCCCTTCACACAGTTCTTCACATATTCTTTTGTACAACCTTCCACACAACCTTCCACACAACCTTCCACACAACCTTTCGCGCAACCTATACAATCTCTTCAACAACCTATACAAGCAACACAATCTTCTCCTCGACAACAACCTCAACAATCTTCACGTCAAAATTATTATTTTACATCAGGTGATTTTACTAATCTAAAAAAATTAAAAAATCAAAAATCTTTTCAATTTTATAATGAAGCAATATATCAACGTTATATTCCCGACGATGTATGGTACCTACTTGACCGCTTTAAAATATATTACTTATCAACATCAAAACATTTTAAAGATATTATAGAAATGTGGAATCTTAAATTTAAAATAGAGGCTCAAAAGAAAAAACAATGGGATGAAGAAAAGATAAAAAATCCGGGTGTAAAAATAAAGGAGGAAGAAGAATATAACAAATGTGAAAAAAAAAAGAAAGACTATTGGAATAATAAAAGGAAAAGTAATGACGAGGTAGCAATTTATAGACGTGAAATAGACACAATTGGAGAAATTCCAGGTTATTTTAAAAGATTTTATGATCAAATTAGAACTGATAATATAAATGCTATTAATCATGACCAAGGCTTAAGTGGTAAATTTGTTATAGATCCTAAAGATTAAGACCCTCCTTTAAGTTATAATAGTAAGACACCAACAGAAAAATTTGAAAGATTTAATTTCTATAAATATATAATATTAAAAAGTTTTATATTATTAGTATGAATATATATTTAAAATATTTTATAATAAGTATTGTGATAATATTTTTAGATATTGCGTGGATATCTTTGAATTTGACTAAATATTCCAAGGAAGTTTTAAAAGTTCAAAAAGCAGCTATGAGTTTACGATATGAGCATGCTATAATTGCTTATATAATAATATTATTTTCAATATTATATATTGCTATACCTTTTACGCAGCAAAGTATAAAAATAAATAATGGAAACAAAGATATTAGCATAGAAAATAAACTATTGTATGCGTTTATGTATGGAGGAGCTTTAGGATTTTCTGTATTTGGTATATATAATTTTACATCTCTTGCGATTTACAAGGATTTAAATGTTACTATTGCTATCATTGATACAATATGGGGGACAACATTATATACATTGTCAACTTTCATATATTTATTATTACCTTAATATCATTTACAATTACCTATTATAAATATTACATTCAAGTTCTCTAAAATTACAACCTGATTGAATTAATCTACATATATCAGTTGACAATAAATTAAGAAGATCTGTAATAGTTTTGTAAAAGCCAATTTTAAATAAACGTAGATATTTTTTTATTTCCTTAGCAACATCTATAGTTGTAATACCAGGTATTTTCATTAAATCATTTTCATCGTAGTTATAATATTTTATCGCATCATCTACAAGTTCCTTTAATGAATTATATTCGGTTTTGTCATAATTTAATATTCGGTCTCCTACTTTTATTCTGTAAATCTTTAATTTATAAATTATTTCTAAATTATTTATATTTTCTCTCATTATTTCTGGTTTATCTGTAAGTAATGTTTGAAGTGGTAGATAATCATTTTGAACTAATAACACAGGTTCTTGTAATTGTAATAATATAGGTTGTTTTTCAATAATATTACAATCTTTAGCAAAATGCCCAACATTACTACATGTAAAACATCTATTATTAATACTATTACTAATTTTTTCAAGTTGATTTATAGTTTCCTTATCTAATATAGGAGAGGTATAAGAACCGCCTCTAACATTATTAATACCATATTTATCCATATATTTATATGTATATTTGTCTTCATCATAATTATCACAATTAGGGATAAGCTCTAATATTTTTATTGGTTTATGAAGTTTAGTCCATTCTGATCCATTATTTGTAAAATGAGTTTCAAATCTAAAGTGTGGGTTTAATGTTTTGCCAATATAATATTTATCATTTTGTAATTGTAAAACATAAATGAATAACATGTTATGTTTTATAATAGTAAAAAACAACAATCATTTTTTATAAATAATATTATCTACGCCCGTTTCTCATACTTTTTCTCGCACTACCTTTGCTTTTAAAAAACATAACATAAAGAAAGTAAAAGAATGCTACGACAAATATTAATATAAACAACATAAATACTACCATTCCTGTAATACCTGCTGTTCTGCTAACTTGACAATAAAGTGAATCATCAGATATTGGGCACTTTTGAACATTACTGGAACCCATATTGCTTGATCCAGAAATTAATGTCCCTACGCCAGCACCTACAACAGCACCTGTAGCAAGATTTGAGGTTGTATTTGTAGATGCTTTACCGCCTCCTTTAAATTGTTCAAAAAATAATTCTTTCATATTAAAAGTATTCATATTATATATATATTTTATATATTCTAATATATATGAACATAAAATATTATTAACAAACCATAATATATTTCTATTATATTAGTAGAATTAATATATATATGAATATATTAGAAACATTTATTATTGTCTTTACAATAATTCTATCTACATTACTTATATTATGGTATATTCATTATATAAATTACCATAATCAAGCTATAGGCAATGGTTCGCATAATGCTACACTTTTAAATATAAATTATAATAAGCAAAAAGGTGTGGGTGCAGGCTCAGGCACAGGCACAGGCTCAGGCTCTTGTTCTTCTACATGTGATTCTATAGATCCTGTAAGTGATCCTCGATATAATATGCAACAAATTATAAAGCAATCAATATTATTAGAGGAACATCTTACAAATAAAAATAAAAGATGCCGTGATTGTATTACAAAGCATTTCTTACATATTATTGGACTTGCTGAGGAGGCGCAGATGTTGGCAACAGATAAAATAAGCAACTATCCGCTAATAAATGAATCTGTAATATTATACAATGAGCTTTTTAAAATATGGATAAAAAATAAAAATTTAAATGGTAAAGATGAAACATACATATTATATTGCACAGATAAATTAAGAGACCATCGCAAACAGTTGATTGTGCTTTATTTTTTTAATGAAAAATATAATATTACTAATGATAATGCTCAAAAAAAGCATTCTATGTAAGTAATATAAATAGTAGGCTTGTTGTAACAATCTATATCAAGAATGTATATATGGTATATTATTATTATCTATTGCTAAATCTACAACCTCTTTAATATCTAAATATGTATTTTTATGAGCTTCATAATGTTCCGGATGTATTTCAGATACTAAGTCTATATTAGGATATGCGAAAGGAAATGTAGTAGCATATGAATTAATTGAAGAATATAAAGCGACATCTGCTACAACTTGATATTCACATGATGTGAAATTATATTTATTATTTTTAAAATATTTACTGACAAGTTTTTCAGCTCCTATACGCGATATAATATACATACCTGTAGAAGGTAATAAATATTGCCATTTTATAAAATTAATATTATGAGAAATCGATAGATTATATAGATATTTAACGGTGGGTCCATATAAAATTAGCATTTGAACTAATTCAGCATCTTTCGGTAGTTCGCTAAGCAATTTATTATAATTAATTTCAAAAGGAATTATAATATCATCTTCCATAACAACAAACCATTCATTCTCTGTATTTTTTAACCCTTCTATTATTGCTTTGATATGACTTGATATACATGCGTATTCATATTCGCACCTTACACATCCAGGATGTTTACATGTTAATGGTCGTTTATCTTCTAAAACATCATCAAAATCCTGAGGTGTTATTGCTGATATTCTTTCATTATCTAATTTATTATTTTTAAATTGTTTTTCCATAAATGTTCTGCGATCAATAGATTTATCAATATTAATCCAATAATGTTTCATAATAGACAACCGCAAAGACACACACAATAGTTATTAATATTATTAGTAATTATATTCTTAAATATTATATTCTTAAATATTATATTCTTAAATATTATATTCTTAAATATTATATTCTTAAATATTATAAATTTGTTGTGTGATACATATAATATATTATTTTTGTTATTATTAATTAAATGAAACTAGAACTTAAAAAGTTTGATCCTGGAAGAATTAAAAATGATTCAGTTGTTGTTTTTATAGGCAAGCGTAATACTGGCAAAAGTTTTTGTATGAAAGATATTCTTAGTCATAATAAGGATATACCCGTTGGCGTTGTAGTTTCACAAACAGAACGCGCAAATGGATATTTTGAAAAGTTTATTCCTAAAATGTTGATATATGATGAATTAGAAGAAAAATTAATTAGCAAGTTTTTGACAAGACAGATAAATATAACAAATGAGCGTAAAAGAGATATGGCTAAGCATGGAAACTCGGCAATTGATCCACGTGCTTTCTTAATATTAGATGATTGTATGTATAATAAGTCGGCGATGACTGACAAAAATATAAGATGTATTTTTATGAATGGGAGGCATTATAAGATATTTCTTTTAATTACTATGCAGCATGGACTTGGATTACCTCCAGATTTACGTTCAAATATTGACTATGTTTTTATTTTTCGTAATAATATTGTAAAAGAAAGAGAAAAAATATATAATCATTATGCTGGTATGTTCCCAACATTTGATGTATTTAATCAAGTAATGAACCAATGTACTGAAAATTTTGAATGTCTTGTTATTGATAATAAGGTTCAATCTAATAATATATCTGACATAGTATTCTGGTATAAAGCACAGGATATTAATTATAAAATGTGTTCACAGGACCTTTGGGAGATGCAATCACTACAAGATCAGAGAGATTTAATGGGAATGACAAATGAAGACGGAGAAGACATTGAGGATTATGACCCAGGTGTCTTTGTTAAAAAGAAGAACTCTAAACTTATAAAAGTAAAGAAGCATATATCTTATTAGGAATTAGGAATTAGGAATTAGATATTTTTAAATATTTATTAAATAAATCTAAACATTTATCATCACAATAAAACCCGCAAATATCACATTTTTTAATTGACGTATTACATTTCTTACATATAAATAATGTGTTAGTATATATAATATTATCAGCAGAATAACACAAGAAACAATAAGAATTCTTCCTTAACATTTAAAACGTTAATACCTTCTATACTTCTATAACTTTATATTATAATTAATCATTTTTTTATATTTATATGATATAATATGGTATATGATATATTAGAAATAAAATGAATATAATAAATAATTTACAATTTATAAGTTTTATTAAAATTAATTCGCATAAAAAATACTATGATTAAAGCATATAAATATAAAATCATATAAAGATATGAAAATTTTTGATATAAATAAAACATTAAAAAAATATTGTAATAATATATCAATTTGTAAAAATAAAATTTTTTTCTATATTATACTTCAGAATAAACTATAAAATTACCTTCAATTTACTTAGTAAAATATATTCATTATTTATCTTGCAATACTTAGTATTTCCTTTATCTTTTACATAGATGGTTCTGTTGTATTTTTTCTTTTTATACAATATAAATACTGTAATTCCTGTTGATTTATATTTTGTGGCTTTTCCTCCAGTTTGTTCATTTATTATTGTAAATTTTTTATCTAAATCACCAATTAATAAATTTATTTTGCTTAATTCTAACATATGATTTGTATAATCAAAATCTTCTGATGTTGTTTTATCTACATATAAAAAGTTTGAAATTTTTAATAAATCACTATTAAAATCCTCTATTTTATCATTATTCCTCACAACCCCACTATGTATTAATTTATATATATTGTTTTGTAACTCAATTTTTAAGTCTGTATTTTTAATTTTAAATTGTAAAGATGAAATTACAGCGTCCAAGTTATTTTTAACAATTTCTTTTTCTTTTTTTAAAAATTTTATATTATTTCCTTTATCTATTTCGCTTGCTTTTTTTAGATTTCTTTCTATATCTTCTTCAGTCATTAATGTTCTCTCATAATATATAGGGGAGGGATCTTGTCTTGTACGATTCGCATTCATTTTATCATATTCTTCACCTAATTTTATAACATGAGAAAAATCCATATTTCTTCTTTCTTCCTCTTTTTTTGCTTCTTTTTGTGCTTCTATTTGTGCTTTTTCTTCTGCTTTTTGTGCTTCTATTTGTGTTTTATATGTAATATAATCTTGAATTAAAAAAAGTAAATTGTTTCCACTACAATCTAATTTATTTTTTATACATAAATAATCTATAAAATTTATAAGATCTGGTTTGACATCATCAATTATTTTTTTTATTTTTATATTCATTCTTCTAATAATATGTAAATGTTATTTTACATTCCTAATAAAATATATTCATTGTTTATCTTTGTTATACTAATAATTCTCTTATTTTTTTACACCTTCGGACATTTAAAATGCTGATTTTAGTCTTTGTAATTCTTGTATTTTCTTATATTATTTTTCTTAATATATTTGGGTTGTCTATTATATGTTCCATTTAATATTTTCTTAAAGTAACCTTATGGTATCGTTTTTAATATTATTATTTAAGTCTTTGAATAATATTCATATTTTGTAATTTAGAGAAGACTAAAAAAACTTTTCTATACTTTTTTTATAATGTTGACATGGAACCTAATAAATCAATTAATATTTATAGTTTTTTTATACTTATAAAGATTTAAGACGTGTTTTGTAAATCAACCAATAAAGAATATGCTAAACATAATCCATGACCGAATGCGTCGTTAGTGTCTTGTAATAATAATTCCAATTTTGCAATAGACATATAACAAATATTATTTTCATCACAATCTTTTCCATATTCTCCTTTTTTATTTTTTGCTGGAACATCAATCTCGCATATCATAATATTTTCTCCATTTTTTAATTTATTTAATAAATTTTTATATTCTTGTAAATTTTTAATCAATCTTATATATTCTTTTACATATATTTCTTTTCGCATAGAGATATAATTTAACCTACTCTCATTTCCTTCTTTATCTATACATAATCCAAATTGGGTATTTTTTCTTCTGTGTATTTTATTAGGATATCTAATTGGATTTTTACATTCCCATAAACTATTTCTCCAGCGATAATACAAGTCATAATTAATTAATCCATTTTGTAAAATTACATCCCCCGATGGTAATTTAGGCTCAAACTTCCACCATAAGTATTTTGGATTATTCATAAAATATTGCGATGGATATACCTCATTTTCATAGACGATATCATACACTTTACATCCTTGATAAAAGTTTTCAAATAATATTCCTCCTGAATTAAGACAACATTCTTCACCATCGGTTTTTAACAAATAAGGACATAAATTTTTCCATTTAGAATTATTCCACTTTAATACATTAACAGTTTCATAAGTATCTAAACTAACAGGTTTAGTTGTTGTTGATTTAATTTGTTGTGTAGAAATCATCTTATTTATTGTTTATTTAAGATACTTTAAATAATTTTTTTATCAATTTTTATATATAAATTTATAATAAGCATTTTAAATGTCCAAAGGTGTAAAAAATTTAGAAAAAACTTGGTTTTTTATTTTTATTTGTTGCTTCGTTAATATGTATTTTTTTTACCTGACTTATATCTGTAATATTACTTAATACGCTTGTTACACTCTTTACACTTTTTACACTTGCGATACTTGCGATACTTGCGGTATCATCATCATATTCCTTATTTTTATTTTTCGCATTTTCAGTTTCAAATTTTTTATAACCCATCTTATTTTGCGATAATGAGTTATATTCAACTTTAATATTATTCCATTCGTTATTAACATTTTTTCTTTCTTTCTCCTCGTAATTACCCCCTTTGCTTTCTGTATTTGTTTTTTCGCTTTTAAAAAATGAAATTTCTTTATTATCTTCTTCTTTTTTATAATCATCTTTTTTATAATCATCTTTTCTTAATGATGTATCTACTATATTATTTATTTTATTATTATATTTAGATTCTTTTATAAATTCAATTTTTTTTTCATTCGCATATTTAGCGTCTTCTTTTTCTTCATTATCTTCTTCATCGCCTTCTTCATTACCTTCTTCATCACCTTCTTCATCACCTTCTTCATCACCTTCTTCATCATCCTCGTCATCATTCTCTTTATCATCCTCTTTTTTATCACCTTCTTCATCACCTTCTTCGCTTTCTTCGCTTTCTTCATCATCATCTTTGTCATCCTCTTCATCCTCTTCATCCTCTTCATCACCTTCATCACCTTCATCACCTTCTTCACCTTCTTCATCACATTCTTCAGCATCATCTTCATCATTTTCTTCACCTTCTTCACCTTCTTCAACATCATCTTCATCATTTTCTTCACCTTCATCACCTTCATCACCTTCATCACCTTCTTCACCTTCTTCACCTTCTTCACCTTCTTCACCTTCATCACCTTCTTCATCTTTGGCTTCTTTACAAACTTCTTTTATCGCAATTACTTTTTCTGTTGTAGTTTTCTTTTGTTTTTCACTATTATTCTTCGCATTATTTGTTATTTTTGCGTCTTCTTCATCAGTATCTTTAAATTGATTTACATTATTAGTTAGATTATCTTCAATCTGTTTAAATATTTCATCAAATGGTACAAAGTCTCTAAATGTCTTCTTTATTATAGACCTAATATTTTCTTCAATTATATTGAGATTATTTTGATATTCAGCATCTTTTATATTATTTTTATTATATAAATAAGCATTTTTCCATGAAAAAGAAGCAGCATTAATATAACATTTATGTACAAAATCTTCAGGATTTGGTATTTTTATTTTTATATTATCAAACTGTTCCCTATATTCATATATTTTTATTTTTATAGTGGTTATGATAATAATTTTAATCAAATTTGATAAATATTTACATTTAGTATATTTAACTATTTTTTTATATTCATCATTTACCATATTGTTATTCCATTTGCGAATACTGTATAATTCATTTTGAAATCCTTTAAGCCCTTTTTTATCATTCATCATTTCAGTGTATATAGCATATATTCTTTTAGATATAGCTACACTTAAAATATCTTGTATATGTTCTATATATTCGTTTCGTGTATCTATCAAACCTTCCATATATTTAATAATTTATAATATCCTTTATATAATCAAAAATCTTATAGTTAGTTATTAATAAAACAATATTAAATAATACTATATATCATACTTGATAGTCATTACTATTAAATCTACTATTTGGATATATAGTATACATAGTATTCATCATATTTGCTCTATTATCAGGATATGTATTTGGATATGTATCAGGATATGTATTTGAATATGTATCATACATCATAGTATTCATAGTATTCATGTAATTTTCTTTGTTTTTCTTATCAAATAATGTTAAATCAACATATAATGAAGGAGATGTATTAAAAGTTTTGCTATTTTTTTGAAAGTTTTTTCTAATAAAATCAGGAATAGGAAATTCTAAATGTTCATAAATAATAACGTATTCTTTAATAATATCTCGCACATCTTCAATATTACAATTTGATGGATCTATCAATAATTTATCTTCAATATTATGATATAATTTATCCATTTTTATTTGAGCTTGTCTAAATGACAGTTCACGTTCAGCAAGCTTAAAATTACCTATCAAACTTAAAATAGTTACTGTACAACTATTGAGAACAATATTTGCGTATTTAATTTCAATTGTACTTATATCATTCATTGAATTCAAAATAGTCATAGCCCCTGATGACAATATCAAAGGTATATTTATTAATGTCCTTATCCATGAAAAAAAAGCACAGCTTTTTGAGCAAAGGATTGATGTAACAAATGCTTTATCTTTTATATTTTGTAATAATTCAATATGCTCTTTTTGTAAAAAATCTTTATTATTAAAAGTATTTGTGTTCTTTTGCATTGTTAATTGGTAATTAGAAGGTATATATACAGGGGTTAACATAGGAGCATTTATTACAGATTAATTTAGAGTATTATTTCTATCCATAAAGTTACTATCTTTATATTATATATATATATTAGTATAAGATAGAAATATAATGATTATAAAAGCAAAAAAAGAAATTGATTTCTTAGGACAAAAGCCATATACTGAATTACCATTTAATATGGAAAATATTAATAATATTCAAAAATATAATTCTTTAGTAATTGTATTTGAAGGATTAGAAGGTAATAAAAAAAAATACAAATGTATTAGAATAAATAGCAATATTAATAAATTTAAGGATAATACCGATGAGTGGAATTTTAAACCTTGGTCATCGGAAATAATATTAAAGAGAATATTATTTCTATTATATTTAAGTATTTGGGCAAATGTAGAAGCTTTAGTAGAAAAAACAAAGGGAATGCTTAATGAAAAAGAGAAAATTGCTGACTATGTTTTTGAAAGCATAATGAGAGAGAAGAATATTGAATATTATAATGAATTAAAAATAATTCTTCAAAAATTATTAGAAAAAAAAATTAATAGGGTGTATATTGTATATATACAAAGTGCTCAATTACATGGACCTCTTATTCAAGAAAACTTAGGTATAAAAGGTTATACAGAATGGGGGTTAGATGATTTGAAAAATAAAAATGAAGATATTAACAGTATTGCTACTAAGTTTTTTTCTATTAAAAAAATAAAAAACTTGAGAGATGTAAGTCTTGCGTATATAAAACAATTAGAAACAAAGTATAATAAACAATTGTCTCGTAAAAAAAAGAAAGTATTAGTCACTACTCCTGACGTTGCTTCTATTAAAATTAAAAAATAATAAAAATAAAGAATATATATATTATTATCTGTATATACGCGATCTGCTTCTAATACTTTCTTGGCTAATACTGAAAGAGTTATCATATGATAAAATAAAAATACCCAGTTCTTCAGAAGAGCTAATAATTTTTTTATTTATTTTTAATAATTGATAATGTGTCATATCAGTTATTATAACACCATAATTATATTTATCAATACCATAGAGCATACGCGATGACCCATTCTTTCTTATTGCTTCATTAAATTTTGCGCCTATTTTAGATCTTATTTTATGTATTATTTTAGCATCTTGTATATCTATTTTCATAGTTCTTAATAAATCAATATCATATCTTAATAAATTTTTTTTGCCATAATTATAACGATTGATTATATCCAAGCTTTTGTCTTGATTGATATATTTGTGATTTGAATTTAATAAAATTTGTAAAATTACTATTTTGTATGTGTTTCTAATATATTCAATTGCTGAAGACATTTCGGGTTCTGATGGCATTCTTTCAGAAACATAAAAATGTTTTTGTAATAATTCTTGTAATTTATCATTATTATGTAAATCAATATTCATAATATTTGCTTTTACTAAAGATTCTATTTCTGTTACATTTACAGATAGCAATTGTGAAATATCTTCAATCATCATACCATCATTTAAATAATCTTTAACCAATTGTAAATATGTTCTAAATTTTTTATAATATTTATAAATAAAAATACCAGATAAATATTTACGTAATTCTGTACCACTTTTTATATTATATATATTTTGTTTAAAGAAAAAATTATCTTTTATAATAAGATAAATTGAATTATAAAAACAATTATTATGTCTTCCAGAAACATTTAATAAATCTAATTTATCTTTCATAATTTATATTTGCTTATTATCTATATTATATATAGATTTAATATACAAAAAATTACTTTTCAATCTCATAAATATCTTTTAAAATACTTTTCATCTTTCTAATACCTATATTATATATATCAACATCCCTATCATTTATTCGAGAGTTAATCTTCTTTTCAAAATAGGGTGAAAAATCTTTATTTTTAAATTGCTCAATTCTTAATTTTAATTTATCTTTTTTAGATTTATCTTGTCTTGTTAGCATTTGCGATGGTTTTTTAGGCGTTTTGAGTTTATCTTGATTCGTTCGCAGTTGCGATGGTTTTTTAGGCGTTTTGAGTTTATCTTGATTCGTTCGCAGTTGTGATGGTTTTTTAGGCGTATTGAGTTTATCTTGATTTGTTCGCAGTTGTGATGGTTTTTTAGGAGTATTGAGTTTATCTTGATTTGATGCCTTTATATTAAACTTTACAGGTACCTTTGATGATATGCGAATTTTAGATTTTATTAATGACGGGACCTGTTTATTCGCAGTTGTTACAATACCATTTATGCGAGTCTTTTTAAGTAGTGATGGAAAATTTCCTTTGACACCTTTATCTTGAAAAGATTTGACATCTGTTATAACACTTTTTACTTTCTTAACAGGTTTTTCTGATTCAGCATTTTGTAATATAGTATCTATAATTTCAAAAACTTGTAATTCTTTCTTATCAGATACTTTTCCTTTATATTTTTTTGTTGAAAGTATAATATCTACAATATAGCTAATATCATTTTTAAATTCATTTAATGTTTCATCAAAACTATTTTTTAAATATGTATTAAAATCAAAATTTTTGCTTGTGCTTTTTTTCTTCATAGCCTCGTATGATTCTGTTATTTCATTATTTACCTTTGTTAGAAATATATTTTGTTTTTCTTTATTAATATTATTAATTTCCTTTATTAAATCATTATCATCAGTTACTTCAATTAAGTCTTCAATCCTATTCCAATTTATATTTGGTATAGTTAATTTAATTAATGAAACTATATTTTCTTCTAAAACTATAGCAATAATATGACACATATACTCATCGCTCCCCACCTTAATACTGTTTAATTTATAGTTTATTAATTTATATAATAATGAAGTATATATATTATTAATATACTTATCCTTATTTTTATCATCAATATTTTGATAATTGTCATAAAAATTAATTAATGCCTCTTTTATTAAATTGCCTACTGTATTACTATTTTGTCCTCCATATAGAGTAGATTTCTCAGCAGGAAACCTATTATATTCAATTCCTCTTCTTGTATATAAATCTCTTGCTCTTCTATCTCGTGTATTAGTTATTAGAGTATTACTCCTTGTTTCACGTCTATTCACACTTTCTTCTTTTATTGTTGCAATACCCCTTTTGATATTTTTAGGCGTACTTTTATTTTGTTTTGTTAAATAATTACCTATACTTCTTCTATCTTTAAAAAATTTTATTAAATTTTTTTCATACTTATCATAATTAGCGGTATAAAAATTAATAATTTCTTCATTATTTTCAGGATTTGTGATAATATCCCAGTTATATTTAGATATATATATATTACATAGCAATTCTTTCATATCTATATCAATAGCTGTTTTTAAAGATTCTGTTTTTAAAGATTCTATATAATTATTAATTAAATCTATTTTACATAATTCATATAAACAATCTTTTAATGTTTGTTTAGTTACTGGATTAGAATTAATATACTTTATTTCAATTGGACCCCCTCCTGTCAATGGGGTTTGATATAGTGTTTCAATTTCATTTACAAAAAATGAAATTGGTAAACTAATATTTGGTTTATTAATTGGGATTGCAAAGATAGATGAAAGAGGAATTGAAGTATCACATCTTGGTATATAAACTGATGAATATTCTGTGCGTTCTCCGGCAATAGCCCAAAACCAAATAGTATTCACACCAACTATTACAGAAGATATTGCAGCTGCTATACCATCATGTGTAATAAATACAGTTTCTTCCCACCCGGACCCTGTACAGTCTGAATCTTTACGTAAACAATCAACTGATTGATTCCAATCACCATTTCTTTTTAAATCATAGTTTATAGATAATTTTTTCCATAATTCAGTTTTGTCAGAACTTGGTTTCCATAAATTTGGGAGTAAAGCTTTTTTAAATGCGTCAAATGTTATTTCAATAGCTTGCTTAGCAGTACCCTTAGCTAATGTAAAAAAAGCAGAAACTCCAGAAGCTTTATTCTTATCATATTGTTTTATTAAAAATTTTAAAGCATTTTTAAGCCCTGCTTTACCAGCAACATTATTAGGAAGAGGAATAGAAGTGATTGCGGGGATTAAAGGATTTGGTACTACTGGGTCAATATAATTTATTTTTGATTCTTTCTCATCTGTAATTTCAAAAGATAATGAGCCTATAGTAGCATCTGCATTTTCATAATTATGTATAATAGGACTTTCATCGCAACCTTCTGTAATATTTTTTGACCATCCCATGTCATAATTTTTAGCAATACCACTATATTGCGAGCAATTAAAATTCATATTTGTAGGAATAGTTCCAAAAACAGGATCAGGAACAGCACCTGTTAATTGACTTGTGAGAATTGTCTGATTTGATAAATTTAATGTAAAATCATTCAAAATATAATTTGTACATCCTTGGTCTACCATAAAAGAAGGGCCTTGAGTTACTTCTATTTTATTTTTATCAATAAATTTTGGCGTTGTTCCATTATAATATTTGTAATTTGTATTACTTCCATTATATAAAGTAAAAATATTTTGTTTTTTTACTAATTCATTACAAATCCAATCATTATTATATTTATCCTGATGAGCCATATAAAATGCTTTGTATCCTTTATAATTAGTTTTTGATTTATCAGAATAATATTCAAAACGGTATTCATGTCCAATATCAGATAAATTTTTTAAATTTCCAGCAGTATCTCCACATCCAAATATAAAATAAAGTGCTACATCTTCGGGATTAGAAACCATTGTTTGTATTATCATATCTTTATCAAGACCAGATATATTACTACTATTCCAAAGATTATTAGGGTCTCCTTTTATGGATATTGGAGGGTTAGTTTGTAATACACCACCATATTGTAACATCCATTCTACCCATTCTCTCATTACCGTAGAAGAAGAATTGAAATCATGTATTGTATCTAAAATACATACAATAAACTTAATACATGCCTTTTTATCGTCTATATTTATTATAGAAACTTGGTTTTTATGATTAAAAATAGATCTTACTGTTTCGCCAGAACCTATAAAAATTTCTTCTAATTTTCCTACAGTATAACATATATTAAATCTTTCTGTAGGAGTTACTGTAGTTGGCATTTTTTATTAAATACTTTATACTTTATACTTATAATATATAAAAATACAAAAAATAATTTTATAATCCAATCTTTTAATTATAAATTATAGAAGAAACACAATTAGAATTATTAAAACATATTTCAGCTTTTTCATCAACAGAATCTTGAATAATATCTATATGTGAGAGAATAATTATAGTATTAAAATAATGAAGAAGGCTTTTAATAAATGAAGGGACCATAGATAAATTATTTTTATCAAAGTTAATAAATCCTTCATCAATATAAAGTTGATTACATAATACATCATAGTTATTAAAATACAAAGACATGCGAAGAGAAAGAGATATAACAAAACTCTGAAACCCAGATGCTTGAGAAACTGATATATATTGTTTGTCACATTCAGTAGATATATTATCATTATGAATTAACCAATTAATATGTACAGTATCATTAGATATATCAACATTATAATTTAATTTGAAAGGTTTCGTATTAGTATGACATAGAGTTTTAATAATTTGATTAGTTTTATCTACAAGTTTATTAAGAATTAAATTTTCATATAATTCTTTTCTAAAAGATTGAAAGTTTACAAGAATAGTATCAAGAACATCTATAATTATTTCAAGTTCACTATCAATTCTTAATAGTATATTATAATTATTTTTATTATCATTATTATAAGAATTAATAGTAGAATACTTTACTATCTTATCATTCAAAGCTTTAATATCACTTGTTTTATTTTCTATTGATATATTCAATGCGATTTTTTGTTTAATAAGAGGTTTAAGCAACTCGTTATTTTGATATTCATTATATAAATCGTTAATCTCTATAATTTTATTAGATTTGTAGTAATTATAAGCATCTATAATCTTTTTATTACTATCATAAAGTTCCCATTCATCATATTTTTGTTTTAGTTCTATATATTTAGCAATACGTGGTTTAATAATCTCATTATAATAAATTGTTTTTTCCAATTCTTCAATTAATAATATTGTATCATTATATTTATTTTCCCATATCTTATAGATATCATATAATTGAATATTATTAAATTCTTCAAAAAGCATAAATGAGTAGATAACGAAATATTCTGTATAATCAGTAATATTTTTAAGTTCTAATTCTTTGCTTGTAAGTTCTTGATACAAATTATTTTTTGAGCTTAAAACATTATTTATTTCAACACCTAACTTATCATTAGTTTCTTTAAATTTATAATATGTATACCACTCATTTAGTAAATGATAATTTATTTTCATACTATTATTTTTTTCAAAACGTTCTTTTACAATTAGAAAGTTATTTTCATCATAAATAATACTGTTCTTTTTCATAATTAAAGTATCAATTATAATACTAATTTCTTTAATACGACATACCCACGGTCTATTACAACATATTTGACATTTCGGATTATATTTATACTCATCGTTTGTAGATAATAACTGAAGCTCATTATTATAATTATCAATATCAATATCAAGTTTATTAATATCTTCCATTTTTTTACAATATTCATTAAAAATAATTTCATCTTCTGAGATTTGAGCATCAATTACATCAATATTATAATGTTTCAATTCTTTAGCTATTGATACCGCAGTATTAAATTGTTTATAAATTATAATATCACGAGGAATATTTATAATTGTCAATTCTTGTTGTTTAGAAAATAAGGTATGAAAAACCTTTTCTAAAGTTGAAAACATATCTTTAATATTTGTTATATCATCTATAAGTGTTTTTTTATTAAGAAACATTTTTTTATAATTTTCAATATGGATAGATTCTTTTATAGTTGCTCTTAGTTTTTTTAATAAATTTGGGTCATTTATAGATGGCTTTATATTTGAATATATAAAATCATTAAATGCTTCAATATTACCATAAATCTTTAAAATATTGGAGTTTAAATTATCAATATCTTTACATGGTGGCTTATCTAAAGAAATTTTTGTGGGTTTATTAGAAATCAATTCTTCTAATATTTTTTTATTTTTCAATAATTCTTCTTTTTTTTTTATATATTTATCTTCGCTTACTTCATAATTAATAGTATTATCAATATAATCTCCTAAACTTTTCTTTTCATTATAAATTAAAGAAATATCACAAGGTTTATTAATAATTGGTAATTTATTAAATTCATCTTCAAGTTGTCGAGAATACATTTTAGCTATTTTTTTAAAATCAATATTATCATTTATAGTATACTTATAATAATTAAGTTTATCTTTTAAATTTAAATATATTTCTTTAGATACAATACTATTTTCATGATTTACTTTAATATCATTAATAAGAATAGCATAATCAGCTTCTATAATAGATAAATAAGATGGATTATTAATATCAATATTTATAGTGTTAAAAGTTTTTAATAGCTCTTTTCTTTCATTTTTTAAAAGGGATAGCTCGTCATTAAGTTGTGAAATAACATCATCATTGATAATGCTTTTTTCTCCATTGAATAGCAACTTTTCATAAACTTCCTTTTTACTTTGTACAACCTTTCTAAAATCTTTATACTTATTAATAGCTGTCTTAAACAGATTATAAAGGTGATAAATAAATTGAATATTATGGGATTTATCAATTGTAGCCAAAGTATCTTTATAGTTTAACTGAAGAATATCATTATCTATACTCTGTGTAATCATAGATGTAGAAAGGAATGTATTAATATCACCAAATAAAGATTTTACTTCAGCATTACAAGCAGCATCTTTTTTTAATATTACTATTTTTGTAGGTGTATTAAATTGTGAAAGAACAGATGATTTATTAGTAATTTTAAAACTATTTTTTTTTTTACAGAAATCTCTTTTAATACGATAAGTAATATTATCAATCTCAATATCTACAATTGTATATCCCTTATCTTTATTATGATTAATAAATCCGGCTGAGTATGTATCAAACTTATTATTAGTAGCCCATATTGCTAAAAGCAAGATATCATATATTGCTGATTTACCTGTTCCATTAGATCCTTTAATCATAAAGGTTTTAGAATCTAAATCTTTGAAATTAATCCAGTTCTTATTTTCATAGCATAATAAGCCTTCCCATTCTAAATATTTAATTAAGAAGGATTTTTTAAGTAGATGTTTATCATTAGCATCATTACACGCATCAATAATAGGTTCTAAATCTTTATTTCTTTTAATACATTCAGGATGCAAATCTTCAGGATATTTATTAATATCAAATAGTAATGTTTCTTTATCTTTAATTATTTGAAGTAATATTTTATATTTATCTACAGATAAAAGTTTTTTAAAATATTCAAGTAAATAGTCAGTATCAAGTAAACATTTATTAGATGTATCTTCATTACTATGAATAGTTTTAATAGTATTTTGATTATTAATATTATTTAATTTAGAAATTATTTTAAAAGAAATATTAAAAGTATTAAATATAATGCTAAGAGATTGATAATTAATATTTGAAAATGATTTAATTTCTAATATTTTAGGAAAATATTTGACATTATTTTTGATATATGTTTCTAATTCTTCTGTATATTTACCATTTGTTCTAATAAATATATTATGAGAAAGATCTTCGATAATATTAATATAGCCTATATTATTATATACATTAACTTCTTTTACATCTTTATTTTTAATATTCCATATTAGATATCCATGATCAATAATATCTTCCCCAAAGTTTTGTTGTATCAAACTTCCAGAATATCCGCATATAGTTTTCTTCTTATAATTAAATACCTGGCGCTTATGAATATCACCAAGAAGTACAAAGTCAAAATCCTGTACCCATTCTAAAGGGTATGGGTTAAAAGTTTCTTCAATAGATTTTCCATTATATAATTTAGCAGAAGCAAAAGATCCATGAAATAAAGCAATTTTATATTTAACAGGGTTAGGTATAATAGGAAACTCTGGTAAATCTTGAATTCTTCCACTATTTCTATATTTATCTAAAGTTTTATCAATACTTACAAAAGAGAAACCAATATCATCAATAATAAATGACATTGAAGTATTTAATACAAATACATTAGGAATGTCAAATGTCGACGAATAAACCAATGAAGGTTTATTAACATCACTTTGGTCATAATCATGATTTCCTGATATAATATATAATCTACCTATATTAGATAATGCTTGAATAAACTCACGATAGATAAATAATCCATAGTTACCTATAACATTTTTATTATGAAAAATATCTCCAGTAATAACTATAATAAAATCTTCAAAAGATAATTTCAAATTTGATATATTAGTATTAATAGATATAATGGTTTCTTTAAATACTTGGCTATATTCTTCATATCGCGAGTAATTATTGTCACCATTTCTAATATGTAAATCAGACAAATGAAAAATATGCGAAAGAGGCATGGTAATTATTATATATAGTAATATAAATAATATATCAATTTTTAAATAAAAAACTGATATAAAAAACTGATATAAAAAACTTATCTAAAAGAATAAAGTAAGGATGGAAGAAATAAAAAGGAGATTACATCAGGAGGCACAGAGAAGATATCGAGAGA